CTTCACCATCGTAAATCAACAACCAATGGTTACCATTCGATTTAGGGTTCAATAGTAATCCACCACAACTACGACTTCTGTTGCTAGGTTATATGTCTGCCGACCCCCCGTTTCCGTATCTTAATTAAGCTACAGTAACTTCTTGAGTTGAGATAAGTCCCAAAGTCTCAAGGTTGTTTAGCACATTGCCAGTTGTTTTTTGAATCAGTTTTTAACGAGATTAATTCAGTCCCGACATGCTTCTTTTATTCAACCAACGCCCGTCAATTCCAATATAGGCCCATATATCTTAAATGACTATTTTCAAAGAACTATAAAACAAATATAATACAAATATTTGTACTTCACAATATATTTATAAATATATGAAAAAAATTTCAAAAATTTTTGAAGAAGAGGAAGATGATGTTGAATTAACTGACTATCAAAAAATTCTTGCTCTTAACAAAAAAAAGATTGACCCATATGATACTGATTTTGATGGGTGTGATGGAGAAGATTATTCAGACTATTATGAAGTAGGTTATGATGGTATAACTTTTACTTTCCATGAAGGATTAGAAGACTATCTAAGATTTTTTTTCAAAGAAACTTATGGTGATGAAGGTAGTGACGGTTGGTATGAAGCGGGATACTTAGATTCTATGCGTAGAAGCCAATGGGAATGGGATTATTGGGATAGAACAAAAGATGATTGGGATGAAGGATATGTGTTAGAAAATTTGAAGGGTGAATCATTAAAAGTTTTATATAACATATTAAAAATATATCAACCAAACTTACTAAAAGAATTTGAAGTAGTTAATGACCAAATCAAATGGAAACAAGGTAAAGAGTCAGATAAAATATCAGACTTTATTGAATCTGTTAGTAATAGAACAAAAGGTGATTTAATTGAAGCGTATGCATATGCGAGTGAAATGGCGACAGACGCAGCGGTACCTAAATATATTGATAATATATATTGTAATTGTTTATCTGTTGTTGGAATCGAAAACCAATCAAGTTATTGTTATTGGAAGTATTTTTTAAATTGGGGGGATGCGATTATGTTATTTGTAAGATATGGAACACCTGACGATTGTTTGATGGATATATTATTTAAGGCAATAGAAAAAGAAGTTAAAAAACACGTTCCTGAATATTATGAAGTTCAATATGAGGCTTGGGATGCTGATGTTTTTTATCACGAATTTAATAAAAGAAGTGTAAGAGTTTTGGAAGGATTAGAAGAAGAATTGGAAAATATGATTGAAGAAGGTGGAAAAGAAAAAACGAAAAAATACTTTCAAATAATTAATATTATAAATGATAAAATTGGATTTAACACATTTAAACAAATACCAGGAGACTATGAAATTAGAATATTAAATGTTGATAAAGATAGTTTGATGGTTAATTATGGTATACGTAAAAGAAGTTCGTGGAACCCACTCAAAAAAGGTTCGGCACCATTAAATTATATTTTAAATATGTTAATCACCGAACCCTTAATACCTTATGTTGATTAATATTTTTTAATTAATCTTTCTTTAATAATTTCATACAAATTTTCTAAATCCTCATCAGGAATAAACATAAAACCATCATCATAAACATCGGTTAGTGTGATTCCGTCTTTTTCCTCATATACGTCAATAGTTTGTAAACGATGATGACTTTCTATTTCTTGTAGTTCAAAAAAATCTAAATCATCATCAAACTCTTCAACAAATGAGTTCATAATTGTTGTTGGTGTATAAACTATTGGTTTATATTGATATTCATATTTTTTATGTCCCAACTCCTTAACCATGTTTTTTCCCGCTTCAATTGCGCATTTTACATCTTCAATTGAAATAAACTCTTGTGGTGAATGCATATTGTAATAACCACAAGACATGTTGATGCAAGACACATCAATTTTTTTCTTCAACTGTGAAATATCAGTATAAGGGTGTGATTGAACTAACATTTCATTTCCAAAAGATTCGGTAATAACTTTTGATGTTTTTGTAAAAAATTCACTATCCCTTTCAAATAAACGAACACCTGAGCAAATCTCGGTAATTAAATGGTTGCCAGGAGCATCGTATTGTGTGATATAACCTACATCTTGCAAAAAGGTTTCATCGCATTTTGATGAACCGTGACAACCCGTTTCTTCAGATACAAATAAACCAATTTTTACTTTGTCTAATTGTTTAAGTAATTCTAAACAAATAAAAATGCCACATTTGTCATCACCCCCAATACCTGTTGGTAAATCATTAACATCATACGCCTTCAATACATCAACAAGAGTATCGTCAAAATTTTTACCAAAAGTGTATGGTCGTTTTAATTTTTCTTCTTTAACAACAATCTTATCTATTTTGTTATGAACCGTATCGGTGTGAGCAATAAACATGGGATAAAATTCACCTTCTTCTAATATCCCCTTTGTTGCGTATATGTTCATCATATTGTCACGATAAAACGTAACTCCATGAATTTTTTCCAACTCATCACAAATATATTCTACCATATCTTCTTCTTGATATGTTTTCGATGGTACTGAAAGGAGTTCTTTAAATTTTTGTAGGTTCATTATTTTGTTTTTTACAAATATACAAAAGTTTTCAACATTTGCAAAATTATTTCTTTCGTTTTGTTGGTTTTTTTATTTTAACTTCTGTTTTATTATTTTTTTCATCATACGACAGTAAAAATGTAGAGTTTTTTTCTGGCTTATCTGAAAGTACTTTTTCTGTAATTGCATCATCTACCCACTTTTGAACCGTTCTTTTCAAAATACGAGCTCCAAATCTAGTATCAGTACCCACTTTAATTAAGTGATTTTTTAGTGATTCATCAACTTCAACATTAAATTCAAGATTTGAAACTCTTGTATATAATTTTTCAAGTTCTAAATTCAAAATCTTCATTAAATCATTGTCATTTAAGTCTTTAAAGTATACAATATCATCAAATCTGTTGATAAACTCAGGTGCAAACTTCTTAAAAAGTTCTTTTTCCAATAGAGATTTTATTTCTTCATCTTTCGTTTCTTCTTTATGTGATGTTGAGAACCCAACACCTGTACCAAATTGTTGAACCACCTTTGTTCCTACATTTGATGTCATAAGAATAATACAATTTTTAAAGTTAATTTTTCTACCGTGACCGTCTGTTAAAAACCCTTCATCTAACATTTGTAAAAATACATTAAAAATTTCTGGGTGAGCCTTTTCTATTTCATCCAATAAAATAACAGAATAAGGTTTGTTTTTAATTTTGTTCAAAAATGGTGAACCGTCTTCATACCCAACATATCCTGGTGATGTCCCTGTTAATTTTGATGTTGATATTTTATCTGAAAATTCACTCATATCTAATCTAATAAGTGCGTCTTCACTATTAAACATGTGTTTTGCTAACTGTTTTGCTAATTCAGTTTTACCAACACCTGAATTACCAATTAATAATCCACTAAATATTGGTTTTTTTGGGTCATTTAAACCAACTTTATTTCTTTGTATTGCTCTTGAAATTTTGGAAACCGCTTCATTTTGACCAATTACTCTTGTGTTTAATACTTCATGTAATGATGCTAATTGAATTGATTCGTCAGTGGTAATTTTATTAATAGGAATTTTTGTCATCAAAGAAGTGACATCATAAACAATTTCTTCTGTAACTTCTTTTCGGTAAAGGTCTCTGTTTTTTTCAAAATCTTCCTTTTCTTTTTGAAGTTCTGATAAAACTTTTTTTTCTCTATCTCTTAAATTTGCGGCCTCTTCATATTTTTGTTTATTAATAACTTCTATTTTTTGTTCTTTTATTTCTTGAGCTTCTTTTTTTAATTTTTCAATAGATTCGGGTAATTTGATTTCCACCTGACTTCTTGCTCCAACCTCATCAAGTATATCAAACGCCTTGTCGGGAAATTCTCTGTCGGTAATATATCTATCAGCTAATTCAACACATAATTTCAAAATATCTTCACTATATCTAACTTTATGGTGTTTTTCGTAACGGTCTTTAGATTGTTTTAGTATTTCTAAAGTTTCTTCTTTGGTTGATGGGTCTACAACAACTTTTTGAAACCTTCTTTCAAGAGCCCCATCCTTTTCAATATTTTTTCTATATTCTTCTAATGTGGTTGCCCCAATACATTGAATTTCTCCTCTTGACAATGCGGGTTTAAATATATTTGACGCATCCATGGAACCTGATGCGTTTCCAGCACCAATCATAGTATGGATTTCATCTATAAAAATAATGATGTCAGGATTTGCGTATAATTCTTCAATTATAACTTTCATTCTTTCTTCAAACTGACCTCTATACTTTGTTCCTGCAACTACAGAGGTTAAATCTAAAGAAACAATTCTTTTATTAACTAAATTCTGAGGACAATCCCCCTCAAATATTTTTTTGGCCAATCCTTCTACTATTGCGGTTTTTCCACAACCTGGTTCACCAATAATAATCGGGTTATTTTTTTTCCTTCTTGATAGAATTTGTGCAATCCTATTAATTTCTTGTTCTCTTCCAATAATAGGGTCCAACTTACCCTCTTCTGCCGCCTTTATTAAGTCTCTTGAAAAATTATCCAACACGGGTGTTTTACCTGCGGTTTCAGTTTTTTTTCCTTTGTCTTTTTCGTTGTTGTCTGCTGATTCAATCATATTGTTTTTTTCTTAATAATAATAACTTTATTTTAAAAAGTCCATAATTGTCATATTGTCAGTTTGATTTATTAAATATTTTAATTATACTGACATTTTGTCATAAAATATTATTTGGTATAATTTTTCATAAAAAAACAAAAATAAACTTATAAAATAATAAAAAAATGATTAACAGCAACGAATTAAACAAAATTTTTAATCAAATGTTTTTACCATTTGAACATAAAAAATGGGATAAAAGATTATATACATCACCTGATGGGTCTTTTTCCATAAGTTATCTATCATTATATGATGTTGATATTTCAAACGAAGAAATTGTTGAATTAAAAAACAAATTAAATATTGCGGTAGAAAATGAAAAATTTGAAGACGCAATTGAATTGAGAGACCAAATTAAAAAATTGGAAAAAAATATGAAAGAAATTTCAGAGTTGCAATCAAAATTAGATGATTGTGTAAAAAAACAAGACTTTGAAAATGCGATACAATATCGTGATAAGATTAATTCTCTCAAATAAAAAAGTCCACCTTCGGGTGGATTTTTTTTGTTTATTGACATATTTATTATTAAATTGAAAAATTTATGAAAAAAATTATAAGACTTACAGAAAACGATTTGGCTCGTATTGTTAAAAGAGTTATTAATGAAAGACAATATTTGATGGAAGACAATAAAGGTCACACAGGTCAAGTAATAGATATAATGATACCATGGATGAAAAACGAAACTGGTGCTGTAATACCGGCTAGAGACGCATTTACAAAACCGGAATACACCTCAACATTTTATTATTACGTTGGAGGTTTAGAAAGTAAGGCAATAAAAGACAATGGTAATAAACTTGTAAGTCAAATAACAAAAATAGTTGATAATATTACTGACACTGAAATACGACCATACGGAGCTCAAACTTATGACCCGGCAACAAATACAATACGAGGAAAAGTAGTTCCACAAAGTGATTTTAAAAATAAATATCCTTGGGATGCAACGAAGACAAGTAATTACAGTGTAACATTCCAAGATGGAGGTGTTATTAATCCAATATCAGTTAAATATAAACAAGGAAAAGAATACATCCCAACCCAAAAATAAAAAAAACATTACAAATAATTAAATCCACCTTCGGGTGGATTTTTTGTTTCGTATATTTATAGTTATGGAAGGATGGAAAAAATTTGCTGAGTCTTTGGAACTAACAAAAGAGTTAGAAATTACTTATTTTAAAATTAGAAAAATATTCCAAAGAGAGGGGTGGTCACAAAAGGATATTGAAAAACCTCCATATTATCCGAAAGCTTTAATGGGTTTACACTTAAAATTCCAACCATTGGTTCAGGAAGTAGACCAAACAATTAGAGATTATGGTTTTAATGTTGACGGAGACGAAGTTCATTATTATATTATGGATAAACTTCGTCATATAGATGATATAACCCCATTAAGAAAACCAAATGGCAATAACTAGAACAGATATAGAAGGAAACAAAATTATTTGTGAAATAACATCTTCTAATTTAAAAAGAAGTGAGTATGATATTGAAAATAAAACATTAAAAATAACTTTCAACAATGAAATGTTATATGAATATGAAGAAGTCCCCCATTCAATATATTCTCAATTTAGATTATCAGATTCTCAAGGAAGATATTTCAATCAAAACATAGCAAAAAAATTCAAATACAAAAAACTTTGAAAATCATATTGATAATGTATTTATTAATATGAAAGAATTTAAAAAAGTTATAAATAGCTTTTATTTACAGGACAAACTTAATCCTGAAGTTTGGGAATTACCCAATGAAAAATATGTGGGTGACAAAGACTCCCAATTCTATAAATTAAAACCTGAAATTAGAAAAAAACTTTTACAAGTTGCTGACGTTTTTTTAAAAACAATCGACCAAGACATTTTTATTCAAGACATTATACTAATTGGTTCTTTAACTGGTTATAATTGGTCTGAGTTTTCTGACTTTGACGTTCATTTATTATATGATTTTAATGAGGCTGGTGAAAATAAAGAATTATATGAAGAACTTTTTCACCTAAAAAAAACATTGTTTAACGCATCTCATGACATTAGAATTAAAGGTTATGAAGTTGAGGTTTTTATTCAAGACTCAAACGAAAAAGAGAAAAGTATGGGGTCTTATTCTTTGGTTTCTGATACATGGATTAGAAAACCAGAAAAAGAAAATTTTGAAGTTGATGAGAAAAAGATTAAAGAAAAAGCTCAACAATGGATGGATATAATAGATGGTGTTTTGGAAAATGCAGAAGATGAAGATTTAAAAGACGCCATTGACCTTGTTAAGAAATACAAAGAAAAGTTAAGAAAATACAGAACTTGTGGATTAACAAAAGAAGGTGAGTATTCATATGAAAATTTGGTGTTTAAGTTTTTAAGAAGAACGGGTTATATAAAAAAACTTGAAGACTTCAAAAACAAGATTACTGATAAAAAATTATCATTAGAAAACTTAAATATTGAATAATTAGTCAATTTATCTATTAGCAATATATTTATTATTGAGTTAAACTATCTTTTTGGATATTTATACTAAAATAACATATAAAGAAAAAACAAAATGGCAGATTTGAAACCACTTGGAAGTGAAAAATTAGAAGGTATGGACAAAATTAGACGTATCTTAGAAATTGCACATTATAATGAAAAACCAAAATCACAACTTAACGAAAACGAAACTTTGAACTATACCATTCAATTAGCTGATGGTTACACTTACGGTATTGTTAAAGAAAAGTTAGGTTATATAATTAAAAAAGGGATTAATGAATCTGTTTTAGATTATTCAGACCCAATTAGACAAAGAAAATATTTTGATTCGTATTCTCAGGCAATGAAAAAGTTGAATCTTCACGCTAAAGAATTAAATCGCATTCATGAGAATGATGAGGAGATTCCTTTAATTGGCGAGCAAACCGCTTCAAAAAAAAAATTCGTTTTAAAAACGCCTAAACCCGCAACGGAACCAACACCTGACGCGGCACCCGCACCTGCACCTGCACCTGCACCTGCACCTGCACCTGCACCTGAAGAAACTCCCGTACCACCAGCACCTGAAGAAGGTGGTGAACCTATGGATGATGATATGATGGGAGGAGTGCCAATGGGAGGAGAACCTATGGGTGATGAAATGATGGGTGGAGAACCAATGGGTGGAGAACCAATGGGTGGAGAACCAATGGGAGGAGAACCAATGAGCGGAGAACCAATGGGAGGAGGGTCTGAAGAAGGCGGTGGTTTCAAAACTATCCAAAGACTTACAGGTAAATTATCACAAAAATTAAGAGCATATAACAATCAAGATGAAGACGGATTGGATTCACAGGATATTAAATATGTTATAAACATGGTTTTATCGGCTTTAGATTTAGAAAAGTTGGACGAGGATGATAAAGAAGACATTTTATCTAAATTTGAAGAAATTGATATGTACGGTGATGAAGGTCCTGAAAGTTTAGATTTTAGTGGTGAAGAAGATGTCAATTTTGGTGGTGATGAGTTTGGTGGTGATGAGTTTGGAGCAGAACCAATGGGAGGAGCACCTATGGGTGGTGGAGAACCAACACCACAAGAACCAACAGAAAATGTTTTTGGAGAATCAAGAGTTGAAAATGTTTTGAAAAAATATTTTGTAGTAACAAAAGAAGAAGCTCCAATTTTAGAAGAAAAAAAACAAAAAGATTATATTAAAAACAAATTAACACAGATAAAAGTAAAACAAGAGTTGCGAAATTTATCAGAAACTAATCGTCAGTTGGAAAGAGCAAATAGACTTTTATCTGAAGGAGCACAATTTGTAGGTAAAACAAATTTAGATAATTTAATTTTTAATAAAAAAGGTAAACAAATTAAAATAGACACAAGAGGAAACATTATATGAATTTGATTTATATAAATGAGTTAGGGCCAAACTTTAGAGGAGACAACATCTATGAATTTATTTTTTCAGATGTTGATGACGCATATGGTGAAGATTGGGATATTGAGCCATCATCTGGACGACCACAACCACCAAAAATTGAATTTATTAAAAAAGTTGGTATTTTAAAAAACTCAGATATAGAATTAGAATTAGTTCAAAATTCAGACTTTTTTTGTGTTTATGATGCTGTTGATGGTGTTATTTCATTAGGATGGGAAAAGTCGGATTCGGATGAAATAATTGTATATAAAAAGAAACGATTAGTTTTTCAATACGGAGAAAGTATTGAAAATGTTGAAAGTAAATTATACGAAAGAGATGTCGTATTAAATTGGGAAAAAAATTTGATGCTAAATGAAACACATGAATTATAAACTTCAAAAATTACTTCATGAAGGTTTTTCTATTAAAACATTAGAAAATCTATCAGAAAAACAACTATCTTCTTTATACCGTAGAATTATGGAGCAAGAAGGGACACTTAATGTTAAAAAAGGTTCCCCTGAAGAGGCTAAAGCTAAATCTACCGGTAAATCATTTTTTACTTATGAAGAAGAACTTGAAGAAGATGACTTCGCATTAAATAGAATGGCCGGAAACGACCCATATGAAACAGGCGATAATTATTCTGGTCCTGGCTCAGATGATGGATTTGGGGATGAATATGACGGAATGTCGAACGAAGGAGAGATTGAAGAAAAATCGGTTTCTAGACAACAGCAAAAAATTATGGGATTGGCTCTTTCTGTTAAAAAAGGAGATACTCCAAAATCCAAAGTTTCTAAAAAAGTTCAAAATATGGCAAAAGAAATGTCTAAAAAAGATTTAGAAGATTTTGCATCCACAAAACACAAAGGTTTACCAAAAAGAGTTGAAGAAGATGATGATGAGGTAAAAAACTTAGAAGAAAGTATTTTATCAATAGTACAAAAACATATACCAACTCACTTTACAAAAGGAGAACTTTTAAGAAATTTTAGAAGTAGAATTTAAAAATGAATGTCACTTTCAAAAGAACAAATATTATTAGAATATGCTAAATGTGTAAATGATACACCATACGCTCTAAAAACATATTTGCAAACTTACGACAACACACAATCAAAATACGTACCGCTAGAACTATTTAATGACCAAGTCACTTTGGTAAAAGACTACGATACTGCTGAAGAAAATATAGCACTCAAATATCGACAAGCGGGTGTATCAACAGTAACATCTGCATGGGCATCAAAAAAATTAGTTTTTGCAAAAAAATCAAAACCTGAAAAAATTCTAATTATTGCAAACAAACTTGATACTGCCGTTGAAATGGCAAACAAAGTTCGTTCATTTGTTGAGCAATGGCCTAACTGGTTGGGTGTTGGATTTTCTTCTGAAAAAAATGCAGCAAGACATTTTAAATTAACAAATGGTTGTGAAGTTAAGGCGGTTGCAACCTCAAAAGATGCTCTTCGTGGGTATACACCAACTATTCTTATTTTTGATGAGGCAGCATACATTGATGCTGATGAAGATTTTTGGTCAGCGTGTATGGCATCCCTTTCAACAGGGGGTAAAGTAATTGTTATTTCAACACCCAACGGGTTTGACCCAATTTACTACTCAATTTATGCTCAGGCGATAAAAGGAATGAATGACTTCAAAATTACTGAGATGTTTTGGTTTAGAGACCCTAGATATTCCAAAGACTTAAAACTAATAAAGGTTGATGATATAATACATTACATGTTAAATAGAACTGACTATAAGGACAATGAAATAACTATCGATTATTCAAATATAAAAGTATCAGACAGAGATTTTGAGGATATTAAACAAAAAATTGAAGATGGGTACAAGGCATATTCATCGTGGTTTGAATCGATGTCAAAAAAATTAAAATTTGATAAACGTAAAATATCACAAGAGTTAGAATGTAACTTTTTAGGGTCAGGGGATAATGTTATTCCTCCTGAAACTATGAAAAAAATAAAAGAAAACCATATTAGAGAACCTGAAAACAAATTTATGGGTGGTGTTCTTTGGCAATGGAAAGAACCGATTGTTGGTCATAGATATATTATGGGAATGGACGTTTCGAGAGGGGACAGTGAAGATTTTACAACTTTTATTATAATAGATTTTGATGAAAGAGAACAAGTCTTAGAATATATAGCAAAAGTTCCACCTGATATTGTAGCGGAAATAGCATATAAGTGGGCGATAATGTATAACGCATTTATTGTAACCGATATTACGGGTGGTATGGGTGTTGCAACTTCCAGAAAACTTCAAGAACTTGGATATAAAAATTTGTATGTTGATGGTGTAAATCCTGCGGACAAATGGAAATGGGACCCAAAACAAGAAGATAAAATACCAGGAATAAATTTTAACTCAAAACGAGTTTTAATTGTCCAAGCGTTTGAAGAAGCTTTAAGGTTTGGGTTCGCAGTTAAGTCCCAAAGACTTTTTAATGAACTTAATACTTTTGTTTATGTAAACGGAAGACCTGACCACCAAAAAGGTCAACACGACGATTTAATTATGGCGATGGCAATGGCTATTTATGTAGGGGAGTCATCTTTTTCTAAATTGGAAAAAGCGACAGAACAAGCAAAAGCAATGATAGAATCTTGGACAACAGACAAAACTATGTTCAAAGATTCGTCACAAAATTTTAATCCTTCAATTCCGGTTCAAAATGATATGTATAATAATAGACCATATACTGGACCAACTAAAAGTGACTATGAAAATTATTCTTGGTTATTTGGAGGAAGAAGAGTTTAGAATATTACAAAATGAACTATTTTAAAAAATAAAATGGCAGAAGAAAAATATACAGTTTGGCAAAGATTAGGTAGAGTTTTTGGACCTAATTCAACAATTGACCAACAATCACCGGTTTTTAAATTCGATAAAAAAGAATTATTAAAAACACCAAACAAACAAGAATTTGAAAAAGAAAAACTTCAAGCTCAGCAGACCATGTATATTGGTCAGCAATGGCAAAAAGTAGAAAGTAATCTTTATCAACAGGCGGTTTATTATGAACCAACAAGAATGGCATCATATTATGATTATGAATCCATGGAATACACCCCCGAAATTTCAGCAGCATTAGACATTTATGCTGAAGAGTCGACAACACCCGATAAAGACGGACACATTTTACAAATTTATTCTGAATCAAAAAGAATTAAATCAGTTTTAACCGATTTATTTAATAACAAATTGGATATAAATACAAACTTACCAATGTGGATTAGAAACACTTGTAAGTTTGGTGATAATTTTGTTTATTTAAAATTAGACCCTGAAAGAGGAGTTGTAGGTTGTCAACAATTACCTAATATCCAAATAGAAAGATTAGAAAAAGGAATGAAATTCCAACCTGAAAAATATTCAGCAGAAATTGAAAATGACGCTCTTAAATTTACATGGAAAGAAAAAAACATGGAATTTAACACATGGGAGATAGGTCACTTTAGAATATTAGGCGATGATAGAAAATTACCGTATGGTACATCAATGTTAGAAAAAGCTCGTCGTATTTGGAAACAATTACTTTTATCTGAAGATGCGATGTTAATTTACCGTGTATCGAGAGCACCTGAAAGACGAGTGTTTAAAGTATTTGTGGGTAATATGGATGACAAAGATGTTGATGCTTATGTACAAAGAGTTGCTAATAAATTCAAAAGAGACCAAATTGTAGACCATAAAACAGGAAATGTTGACATGAGATACAATCAAATGGCAGTAGACCAAGATTATTTTATCCCTGTTAGAGACCCGGCTGCAACGAATCCTATTGAGACATTAGACGGGGCTAAAAACTTAGCAGAAATCGCGGATATTGAATATATCCAAAAGAAACTTGTTACAGCATTAAGAATCCCTAAAGCGTATTTAGGTTTTGAAGAGGCTGTTGGTGATGGTAAAAATTTATCACTATTAGATATTAGATTTGCTAGAACAATTAATAGGATTCAAAAATCTATGATTGCAGAACTAAATAAAATTGCAATCATTCATTTGTTTCTTTTAGGGTTCGAAGATGAATTAACCAATTTTACACTTGGATTAACCAACCCATCAAAACAATCTGATTTATTAGGTATAGAATTATGGAAAGAAAAAATAACATTATTTAAAGATGCGGTTGCACCAATTCAAGATAGTGTTGCCCCTGTATCAGCATCATGGGCCAAAAAACATATTCTTGGATTTTCTGATGATGAAATTAGACTTGATTTACAACAACAAAGAATTGAAAGAGCAGTATCTGCAGAACTTGGTAAAACTGCAGAAGTTATTACTAAAACGGGATTATTTGATACTCTTGATTCACTTTATAGTAAAAAAGACGCCGCCGCAGGTGGAGCACCTGCTGAAGGAGGAGCGGCACCTGAAGGTGGAGCATCACCTGAAGAAGGAGGAATGCCTCCTGAAGCTGGAGGTGGAGCACCACCGCCACCACCACCCGCAGAAGGTGGGGGAGTAACTCCTGAAAATTTTAATAGAAATGATTTAAATTTAATTTTGGAAAACACGCTTTTTGATAGAGATAATACATTAGATTTATCAAAAGGTAGATTATCTATTAACGAAATAGATGACAAAATAAATAAATTATTAAACAAGTAAGTATTTATCTAAAAAAATAGATATGGCAACTTTTGGTGAAATAAAAACTAAAATAGACGAAACTTTCATTAACTTATATGGTAAGGATGAGTTTAAATTTTTCAGCAATCAATTTAAAAAGATTGTTTTGGAAAATAAAGACATTGCGGAGCTTTATTATATCTATAATGATTTGACAGAAAATAAAGGTATACCTGTAGACTTAGTTAATGACTATATTAATGAGTCTGTAGAATACTCACAAATTTTAGTTGAAAATAATAATAAAGAATTAAGTAGAATTAATTCATGGATTAATAGTATCGATTTACATGGGGACGTAAAAAATATTTATGAAACAATCGATAATGTAATTTATAACAATTCTATTAAAAATCTTGAAAATATTTTAGAATCAAAAAAACAAATATCTAAAATTTTATCCACACCTAAAAAAGAAGTAACCATTAAAGAATCTATCAATTTACCTTTAGAGACTATGTTAAAAGTTGCAAACTCAAAACTTAATGATGAAATTACTAATCTGTCAGAAAGTGAAAAAAATGACATCAAAGAAATCGTTTCTTTATCTAAAACTGAGTTAGAAAACAGAATGGAAAACTTAAAGGAATGTATTATTGAAAACTTAAAGGTGAAAATAAACGAGTCTACTGAAAGTGATTTGAAAAATACAATTGAAAAAACTGTAAACAAAATACAAAACTCACCTGTTGATTTTTACAATTACTATAAGTTAAGACAACTCCAAGAAGGTTTATAATGAAATTTTTTAAAAACATGATGGAGGGTGCAAACGGTGGTATATCCTCTAAAAGATTCATTGGTTTATTATGTACTTTTTCTTTAATAATATCTTTATTTGTTTCTTTATTTACTTGTGGAAGATATGAGGCCCCTGAAATTTTAATAGAAACAATTGGATTATTGGCGTTTGGGACTTTAGGATTGACATCCATAGATTTCTTTACCAACAAAAAAAAGGATAATAAAAATCAAGAAGAAAACTGATTTTTAATTTTTTGTATATAAACCGCCTTTATTCTTTTCTTTCTTAACTTAACAGACTTTTTTTCAAACTCTTTTCCGTCTCTTAAATGTTCAAGTTGTTTTGTTTTGTATACCTTGAGTTTATATTGTTTCAATGATTGCTCAATATTATTTTTTTTAACTTCGATAATAATCATATTTTTTTTCTTTTTTTAATATAAATATATTAATTTTTTTATGTTTTGACAAATTCTTTTGTAATTGTTATTATTATAAAAAATAAACCTCTTACATATGAAAAATGAAGAAAGGAAAAACATCAAAATTAAACATTTTTGATGATGCGAAATGTCAGTACGGAACGGTCGATTCTAAAAATTTCAAATCAATTTATTTAATTTTACAAACATGGGTCGAACCAAAAGACGATTACAGTAATTGGACATCAATTACAGGTAGTATAAAAAGACAAATTCTACACACACTATTAGAAGTTGTTGACCACAAAATTTTTGAAAAAAAGTGTATAGTTGACTTAGATTTAAGAACAAGTGGATTACAAAAAAATAAAAAAAGTTTTTTGAATTTAGAAATTACATTGTTTATTCACAACCAATCGTATGATTTCAAATCAATTCTTTTAAGGTCAAAAATAAAAAATATTTTCCAATCAATATATGTGGATGATTTAAAAAAATCACTTTATTTCACATTAAGTAAAACTAAATCAGAACAAATAGAAGAAATATAATATTTATTAATAAAAATATTATGAAAATTTTAGGACCAAAAGACACGGGTAAAGGGATTCTAGTTGAATGGGATGCCGGTATTATAAATCCAAATGAACCAAGAAACCAAAATTTGATTAGAGAATCTTATGGTCAGTTAGACCATTCTAAACCGTTTGTTTTTTACGCAACACTTCAAAAATGGGGAGTTCCAAATAGAAACGGTAGAGTATATCCTGAAAAAATATTAAAAAGAGAAGCTGAAAAATATCAAGATGTTATTAAAAAAGGAATGTCAATTTCTGAATTAAACCACCCTGAATCTTCTTTAGTAGATTTAGATAGGGTTTCTCATATTATAACTGAAACATGGTGGGAAGGAAATATATTGATGGGGAAAATTAAATTATTAACAAGTCCCGGTTTTCACGAAAGAGGAATTGTAACATCTAAGGGTGATGTTGCTGCGAATCTTATGAGACAAGGAGTCACTATGGGAGTATCTTCTCGTGGGGTCGGGTCTTTAGTAAAAAAAGGAGACCAAAATGAGGTACAGGAGGATTTTGAATTAATTTGTTTTGACCTTGTATCATCACCATCTACACCAGGAGCTTATCTTTATTTGAATGCTGAAGATAGACCAAGATATGAAGAAAAATTGGCAGAACATGATAACGCTTCAGTTAGTGATAGTGGATTAGAAAAATCTGTTGACTTAATGAAAAGATTGTCCGATTATTTAGGAAAGTAAAAAAATTAAATTATGGACGAAAAGTATTTTGTAGCAAAAATCACAACTGATATGGTTGATGATAACACAGGTAAAATCAAAAAAATTAGAGAAGAAAAATTGGTTAAAGGTTTTTCACCAACAGACGTTGAAGCTAAAGTAACTAAAGCTTATGAAAGTTACTCAATGGATTGGAGAATCACTGCAATCGTTGAAAGTAAAATTGACGAGGTTATTGAATAAGAAAATTCTTAACATTTTTATAAAGGTCCCCAAAAGGGACCTTTTTTATTTTTTAACGGTTTTTCATATAAAAAACAAACTTTTTGGAATATAGATATATTTATTATAAAAATAAACGCAAAATTATATGCTTTTTTAAATGAGTAACAGAAAATCAGAATCGTTAGTAGAGGAGGCTTTATTACAAATGAAGACTATCGAAGAGGCGATTAGTGAAAATGCAAAAGGAATACTTGCTTCAACCATGAAACAAGAAATCGGCGAATTAGTAAGGGAATCTATAATGGGTTCTAAAAAATCCTTAAAAGAACAGGCACAAGGTGGTGAACAACCACAACCACAAGGTTCAGAAGAAGAAGGAGAAGAAGTAGAAGTATCAGGTGAAGAGGAAGTGGAAGCACTACCGGCACCAAGTACTGATAATGGTATGGAAGGAGCTCCTGAAGGCCCAACTGAAGAACTACCTCCACTTGATATGACAAAATCACCAATGTCCGACGTTATGAAAGTTTTCAAAGCGATGGGAGATGAAGATGGTTTTATCATTCAAAAAGATGGTAATTATGTTCACTTGAAAGATGGTAAAGCAAATACCGAATATCTAATCAGTATGGAAGTTGACGAACCTGAAATGCCTGCAGAACAACCTGTCGAAAACATGGCTGAAAATACAACATATGAGTTGGTTTTTGAAGACGATTCGATGGCGAATGAAATGGACTATAACGAAGACATGAACATGGATGAAATGTATATGGATGAAATGTATATGGATGAAATGTATATGGATGAAATGGACTATAACGAAGGTATGGGTCATATGAACATGGATGAAATGTATATGGATGAAATGGACTATAACGAAGATATGGGCATGGATGAAGAAGTTTATGAAATCGACCAAGAATCACTTGAAAATGTTGTTGAGGCGTTTAAAGCGAAAGGTAAAATTGGAAAACTTAAAACTAATATTTATCCTTCAAAATTGAAACACGGTGTTACTGAAACAGACGAAGATGAAATTTCAGACGGATGGATGGACGAAGAGGAAGATGATGACGTTGAATCAACTGAAGCCGCTAGAACTTATGGAAATGGTTCTAAAAAAGGTAGAGGTTTAAGAAAGGGAATCACACCAAACAGAAATTTAACGTTTGAATCTCGTGAATTGGAATCTTTAAGAGAAAAAAATGAAGAGTATAGAAAAGCATTAGACTTTTTTAGAAATAAATTAAATGAAGTTGCAATTTTCAATTCTAATTTGGCTTACGCTACTAGATTGTTTACAGAACACTCAACAACAAAACAAGAAAAAATCAACATCTTAAGAAGATTTGACACTGTTGAATCTTTGAAAGAATCAAAATCACTTTACAGAACAATCAAAGAAGAAATTGGTGAATCACCAAACTCTATGATGAACGAATCTATTGCACAAAAAGTTGTTAAAACTCCAAGTAATGGTTCATCATCAAACTTGATTGAATCTAAAGCTTACGAAAATCCTCAATTTATGAGAATGAAGGATTTAATGAACAAAATAAAATAAAAATAAACTCTAAAAAAAATTAAAAAATGGGAGCATTATTAGAATCAGGTCTTGTTGGTAACATCGGGTTAAAACACCTTAAAGTTATCAAAGAAGATACAATTAACAAATGGGATAGATTAGGATTCCTAGACGGTCTTAAAGGACACGTCAAAGAGAACATGGCACAGTTATATGAAAACCAAGCGTCTCACCTAATTAACGAAGCTGCGTCTTCAGATAGTTCAGGTTCTTTCGAAACTGTAGTTTTCCCTATCGTTAGACGTGTATTCTCTAAATTATTGGCTAATGATTTAGTATCGGTACAAGCAATGAACTTACCTATCGGTAAATTGTTCTACTTTATCCCTAAAATCCAAGGATATTCTGGTGGTACTTTTGTAGATGCGTCTCAAGCAGGTCGTTCAGGAGAACACTATGCACCAATTGGTTCACCTGGTAATTATCCTGGTACAGCCGGAGCAAATGATGGTTATACTGTAACTAATGGTTCATACAACCCATCTTACACAAGAAACCTTTATGATTTGTATTATGAAGGAGCTGAAGCTGGATTGAATCCTCCTGGATTATTTGATTACTCAAAAGGTCAATGGACGGCAATCACAGGAAGTGTACAAACAGTGGCATGGTCAAGTGGTAATTTAATTGCATCTGCATACACTGCTGGTGAATTTAGAAAAATTATCGTAGCAATGTCAGGATTTTCTACAACAGGTGCTGGAAAACTTATCGGACCTGATGGTCAAGAAATGGACACTGAGGCATTTTTATCTGATTTAAAAGTATTTACTACAAATGCAACAGTTGCTACACAATTAGGAACAAATACATTTTCTCCATTGTTATTTAGAGTTGTTACTCAACAATACGGAAAATCAATTGCATCTTACGGTTCACAAACTTCAACTACTTGGCCTTCAACAGGTGGAGGTTCTTATGACAATATTTGTTCTCAAACAGGTGTTATCTATTTAGAAGTTGACGCACAGACACCTGTATGTGTTACTTGTAGTAACGCATCAACTATCGACGGATACTCAGGAGCAACAATTACAACGGCAGCTTGGTCAGGTACACCTCTTCAGTATTCATTCAAAAGATACCAAGAATTGGAATTTGAAGACAAAATTGGTGAGGTTTCTTTTGACCTTGAGTCAGTAACTGTATCTGTTACAGAAAGAAAACTAAGAGCACAATGGTCTCCTGAATTAGCACAAGACGTTTCTGCATTCCATAACATTGACGCTGAAGCTGAATTAACAGCTTTATTATCTGAGCAAGTGGCAGCAGAAATTGACCGTGAAATTTTACGTGACTTACGTAAAGGTGCGGCTTGGAACTTACGTTGGGATTACAACGGATGGAGAAGATTATCTAACACAACTTCTTACACTCAAAAAGACTGGAACCAAACTTTGATTACAGCAATCAACCAATTGTCCGCACAAATCCACAAATCTACTTTGAGAGGTGGAGCGAACTGGATTGTTGTTTCTTCTGAGGTTTCTGCAATCTTTGATGACTTAGAATACTTCCACGTATCTAACGCATCTCCTGAGCAAGACCAATACAACATGGGTATTGAAAGAGTTGGTACATTAGCAGGTCGTTACCAAGTATACCGTGACCCTTACTTCCCGGCAAACCAAGTTTTGATTGGACATAAAGGAACATCATTGTTAGATACTGGTTACGTTTACGCACCATATGTACCTCTACAATTAACACCTACAATGTACAACCCATTCAACTTTACACCTATCAAAGGTATTATGACAAGATACGCTAAGAAAATGGTTAATAACCGTTTCTACGGACGTATCACAGTTGATGGAGTTCGTTCATTCGACTTAAATGAATTGAGATAATCAATTTAAAGGTTAATACAAGAAAAAGGTCAGATTTATCTGACCTTTTTTTATTAAAGAAATATTTATTAATATGATTGAAAAAATTATAAACAAAGTACTCAATGAAATAACATCTAGTCGATATGCCGGTTATTATAATGGACCACTTACAATGGGTGAAATGGATTGGGATGAAAGCGAGGTTGGCCCATACAATAAAAAAGTATCTATATATCACAATGCCGACTTAGAATATGACAGTTACGACGGTTCTATGGAGTCAAATAAAAATAAAGTTAAAAGATTAGAACAAAAATCAAAAAAAATAAGTAAATATAATAAAACACATAGTCATTCTAGTGATGAGGAAGGTGGACCAATCAATCCTACATCCGGTAAAAATAAAAAAATTGTACCTATTAAAGAATGGGTAGAATTAGATAAAATTACACTTAATGAAGATTTGGCAGTATGGTTTGGTAAAAAGAAAAAACCAAAAGGTTCATCTCAACCAAAAGGTCCATGGGTAAATATTTGTAGAAAAGTTGACGGTAAACATCCCCCTTGTGGTAGACCCGATACAAATAAAGGAGCATACCCAAAATGTAGAGCGGTTGGAGTAGCAGGTAAAATGAGTGATTCAGAAAAAAGAGCAGCTTGTCAACAAAAAAGAAAGGCGGAGTCCAAAGACACACAAACAGGTAAAGGTCAAAAACCTATTATGACTTCATACAAACCAAAAAAGAAAAGGACCCAAAATGAGTCCTTAGATATTATTATTAATCGTATATTAAATTCCCTTTAATAGATTTATAAATTGAACCCAAGTGTCTAAATCATTTTCGTTCCTACCAATGTTCGCAGAATAACAACAAAGTACTACATTGTCTTTAGTATACCCTTTGTTCCTATCTAACCTGTCTAATGAAGGTTGTTGAGGGTGTTTAGATTTATTAGAAGGTAGTAATGGTAAATTAAACCAATAACATAAACCATTTTGTTTTTCGAACATATCATTAATGTCAGAAATTGTTAAAGTATGTTCTAATTTTCTGTGTTTAGAGTCATGTAATAACGTGTTTTGCCACAATCTAACTCTTCTTTCTTTTTGTTTGAGTCCCTCTTTTTTTCTATGCTCAGGGTCTAATCTTTTTTTTCTTTTATAATTTCTTGTTCCTATCAGAATACATTCTTTACATCTATGACCTCTTTGTGTTAAATAAAAATTATCTAAATTTTTTAAAACATTACATTTACTACATTTTTTTTGTGTTTCCATATATATAAATATATGGATATACAATTATATTTAAAAAAAAAGGACTATTTATCCTTTTCTCCATTTACCACCTTTTGATTTGTATCTTTTTGCTGCTGCTCCATTACAATAAGCACTTGGACAAACTTCGTATCTTTGTCTTGCCCAATCTAAAGATTGTTGCCATAAATCGGGATTTGTTGGTTTATTTTTTTTTGTTTTTCCTTCACCCATCACCATATTTTTGTCATCGATATTCATAGAAAGTTCCATGCCATCTCTTTCCGTCTCATTCATTAAAAAATCAAAAACTTGGTCCATATTGTTTTTTGCTTCTGATATATGGTCTTGAGCCCAATCGTGACCATTTTCTAAAATGTTTTCTATCATAGAATGGTCCATATCTAATAATATTTCACATTGTCTTTTCATTTGTTCTAAATTAGAAAAGAACATATATCTTGAAGAATTTTCTTCTTGTGTCTCTCTAATTACTTTTTTAATAATATAATCTAAATTTTTCATTTTTTTAAGAATTTAATCCGTTAAATCCGCCAATAGTCACCATATTCAACTGAACAACAGTTCCTCCTGTAAAATCACTATAATTAGGGTGTGGTGGTTTCACAACAACAACAGAACTTCCAGTTCCTCCTGTTGTACATATATATTCACATATTGTGACTTCGGTATTTGCGCTTGTAGTTGCCATTTTATTTTATAAATATACGTTTATTTTTTATTTACAATTTGAAACTGTAATTCTCTTTTATAAGTATCAACATTTCTATCACTTACAACTTTAATATCAACAAAATATTCATTTGGTATTTTATCTGTGGTGTCAAAGATAAAATAAAAACCGTCAGGGACTTCATTTACTCTTGTCCAATCTTGTACTTGAACTTCAGTACTTGCACCCTCTCTTACATAAATTCTATAATATGCCTCTACTGTTGTTAGTGGTGTATTTGTGGAATACGCTTGTTTTATTATTACGTTGACTTTTCTTATGTCAGTATTTAAAACTTTTTCGTTTTGTCTAATTCCATTAAATTCAAAACCATATATTTTTGGTTGTTGAGTGACAGAACCTATTTGGAAGTTTCCATTTTTAGCCAATAATGCAAATTCTAAAGTCACGTTAGATATTGACGTAGAACTTACTGACAATCCTTTCCAAACATCATAATATAAACAAGGTGTTGTTGATGCTGTTAAATTGTTTATTGAACACTTGTATACTCCTTTGGTTACTTGACAAGTGGATAATCCTGTGAATCCTGATACTGCAACACCATTTAAATCAAATATATCAACTGTTGGTAAATTGTCTAAATTAACTGCGTTTCCATTTTCATAGACATACAAATACAATTCATTATTATTACCTGAATAAAATTTGTTTCTATCATCAATAATTAAATCGTTATAATTGGTTTCTAAAAATGGTTCGTAAAAAGTTTGAGTGTGAGGGGAGAAAAACCCTACTGAATAATTTTCTGTTAAACCACTAATATTTTCAACATTAGGATAAAATGCAATTCCCCATCCTGTAACACCAGTTAATGTACCATTTAAAATGTTATTTATTTCATTTGTCATGTTAAATTCAATATCTTCATTACCAAATTCAAAATGTTGTGTTGCTACAATTGTTAATGCCGAATAATTTAATCCCGATAATGAACCAGTTTTTGAGTTGGTATTATCATATATACCATTAACACTCCAACCACTTATCGTTGTTGTTTCAAACCAATTGGAAGGTCTTTGTGAATATGACCTATCATTTAAGTTTGTTACTTGATAATCGTAGTAATCATATCCAACACCGCTGTCCCAATTTTGAGGAACACCTGAGTTTCCTAAAGTTTTTGGTATTCTAAATAGTACTAAGTCAAAAGATGTTGCTCTTCTTCTTCCTTGTGATGTAGTTGAATTTAAAAGATTTTCATCAAAATATGACGTATTTGTTATTCTTAAAGTGTGGGTAAAGTTTGTTCCACATCCTGAAGTGATAATTTTATCTGAAATTCTTGACTGTAAATCTGTTAAATCTAAATCAAAAATATATCTACTAAATCCTGTTGGAGCATTCAAATTATCAACACGACCGTAGAACAACTCAACAATAGGGTTTCTACCTGTGTTGGTGTAACTATTTTGTATTAGAGTATTACTTTTATCGAAATATGACCTGTAAATTGACATTAAACTATTTTATATATAAATAGTTAGTTAATCCGAATATTACTGTTTAAAACTTTTTGATATGCTTCTAACATTTTTTTGGTCAATTCATCTATACTTGTACCATCATACGAAACTCCCGATGGTGGTAATAACGGGTACGGGTGTACGTGACTAACTAAAAACCCAACGATTGATTCTAAAAGTTCCAACAATTCTTCTCCTCTAACCATCGATGAGGTTTTAGGTTCTATTTCATCAAAAACTTGTTCAGGACTTATTCCCCCAACAGAACCAGATAAGGTAATTTTACCCTGTGAATTTTCTGAATCATGTGAAAGTAAATATAACTGAGACGCTCCAATTAACCCGACCGTATTATCTATTTCTTCAGTTTCAATTGGTGTGAAAACTTCTCTTGATGGTAAAAATGGTAATTCAGGACTAACCTTTCTATCTAATACCAACCCATAACCAGGACTAATATCTGTTGTAGTTATTAATACTTTTGATAATAACTGATTCATATTTGTAAAATCAGTTATATTGTTTTGGTCAGGTAGTGATTTTATAATATTTCTAATTCTTTTTGAAGGTCTATAATAAAAAGGGAATTGTATTTCGTTAGTTGAATTATTATTTGAACCTACATTCGCATTAGTTGGTATATTTGATATTAAAATACTTGGATTATCTTTTAGTGTAACAACTTGGTCTGAAACAAACTTTGCAAAATCATCAATACCTAATGGTGAATCAATTTTTATAATCCTTACTTTAGATAATGTTGTCCCTGTTATTTCTGAGTCCCATTCAAATTGGTTTGTTTTTGTTGCTTTCGATTCTTTATCAGGTAGTTGATAAATTGTTACATCTCCTTGAAAAACTTGTGGTGCACTTTCAGGGTTATAAACATCATACTCTAAAAGATATTTTATTTGTTGTTCATTTCTTTCTAATCTAACATAAGACTTAGGTGTACCATATTTTAATTTATTTGTAAATTTTGATAATTGAACAAACGCTCTATTATCATCATAATCAGGTATTTCACCTGTTTTAAATGGTTTATGTTTTCCGGCTCTTAATAATAAATCATTATTTTTTATTATCATATCAGAAGTTCCTCTTCCATTAATTGATATATCTTCAGGTTCAGGAAATACACCAGCATTATTATTATTAGGGTAATTTTTAGAGTATGGGTCTTTGATATTTGGTAAACTTGCCCTTGAGTTAGAATTACCCATATCAGTATGGGTTCTTGAGGACCTATAGTCTTCTTTAAAAATTGTGGTTGGTGATGAGTATGGTGCAAGAATATAAAATCTATTTTTACCTTTAGTTAGTTTATTATTAAAGTAAATAATCATAACTGTCTCATCTACTTTTGGAACTTGATTAACAAAATAAGGTAAAAAAGGTAAAAATATGAAAGGGTCTTTTTCACCCCAAGGACCATTTAACGTATTTTTACTGTTTTCGTCAAACCCTTGATTTGTCCCTTCCATTGCTTGAATATTTTCTTGTATGGGTTTACATCGTATTCTTCCAAGCATTAATGGGTCTTGATTGTCAACACAGACACCAAAAAATATTATTTGACTATCCTGTAGAGGGTCGTTTTCAGGCATTATATATTATTTGTTCTCTTATTTATTTCTTCTAAAATTTTGTTATAACTATCTTCTGTGGTGTCCAAATGGTGAGTTAATTTGAGTATTAAATCCTTTGTTTTTTCAAAATCTTGATATAAAAATCCCAAAACCTCAATTAGTTCTTTATTGGGTCTTTTTTTATACTCAGATAAAACTTCCAAAACTTTTTCGGATGATATTTTAATATGATTTTCCAACTCCTTTTGATGGTAATGTAATACCTGCCGGTGTCATAGTCAATGGCGGAATAAAAATTTCCGTTTTCCCATTTTCCGCTTGTTCTTGATTCAATCCCTTTACCATTGACATCATGGACATATTCATAAAGTTAGGTCCGCCATCAGGAGCCCCACCTGTAGGTAATCCTTGTTTCTGAAGGTTCTCAATTACATTAGAAAATGCCCTAGTATCAGAAACCCCACCTAGTAGTGATGACCCTGCCAATATAAACTGAGGTAGTCCTAAGCTTAATTGTGAAAGACCTAAATTTAAAAGTTTCAATATTTCGTCTATAACACTTTTACAATTTCTAAAATCCACAACGGCCTGACCAACGACTAATAAAATGTATACTATTGATGCATACATACTAATTTGTTTATTTTTTGCTTCCTTAACAACCTCCAATAAAATTGTTTCGACCAGCGTTTTAATTTGTTTTTTTAGAATTTTAAATAATTCTTCAACAAAAATTGCTGTAATTTTTTTCATAAAATTCAAAATAAACTTTTTGAATGTTTTCATGAAGTTTGTTAAATCATCAAATAAGTCATCTAATTTTTCTGATATTTCATTTTTTATTCCTTTAACCATTATTAAAAAACCTAACATAACTTTAGGTGATAATATTGTTTTTAAAATCATTCTTGGAAGACCTAAAATAATATTACTTTGAAGTGATGCCAATAAGTTTAAATCTAAACCAAGACCAGGAACTAAAGATTTCCATTTTGGGTCATTTGCAATGTCATCTAATGACTTTTCAAATTTTTCTATTTTAGAATTATTTGAGTTTTCATTAATAATTTCATCTTGAGATTTTCTATCGGATAAAACATCTATTGGTAATTTAATTCCTTCACAACCTTCAAACTCAACGACACCATCAATAGTATTATTAACTTTTTGTTCAATAACCATTAATTCTTGGTTTGTAACATCAAAAAAAGAATCATCAATTTCATCTATATCACTAAGTTTTGATGTTCCTGCAACATCAATTTTTTTGTTTGGGTCTTCGCAAATTCCCATAATTCTTTTTAAAACAGTCATGAATTTGCTCTGTTCCTTTAGTTCGTCACTACTTAAACCTGCAGAAAAATCAAAAGAACCTGTAAGTAAATTTTTTAAGTTTACTGATAAATTATCAAAAGGCATAATGTCTATACTTGTATAATAATCTTGTAAAAAATCAGTAACTGACGTTCTATTATTAGCTTGATTATTTAAGGTCACTTTGAAAAAGTCACCAGTAACTTGTAAGTTGTTTGGGCCCAAATAATTTTGGACGTATTGTATATCAAAAATTTGGGATTGTGACGCTCCTTGATATGTTTGACCATTACCTCCCGTATTATCTTGTGAAAAAGATTGTGATGGGTTTTGTAATCTTTTATAAAGTTGTTGATTCATTGCGTATGGAAATGAACCATTATTTGTGGTATTTTTTTCGTATTGATATTTGAAATCTTCGTCATCAGGTGAATTTTTTAATATTTTAAATAAATCCACTTGATTAACTTTTATATAAATTGGTTGGTTAGCAACGCTACCATATGATTGTTCTTCAGAACACCCAATTGTTGAAACTATTTCACTTACTAATGTTTCTTGTATTTTTGATTTTGTGTTTGTTGCAGCCTGTAAAAAAACGTTAGTTAAAAGTTTTAAAGACGACCCACCACCACTTGGTAGAGTTGCTTTAAATAACTCTAAAAGTTGTTCTAACTGACTTTTTATTTCATTTTTTATTTGATTTTTTTTGTCTTGACCACCTTTTTTTAAATCATTGATTGATTTTTGAACTTCGCTTTTTTTCTTATCGGTACTGGCTTTTGTTTTTTCTTTTTGTTGTTTTTTGTCGTCTTCCTTACTTTGTTTTACAGTTTGGTAAGCGCTAATTTTACTTTTAGCTTGTGAATAACCTTGATTGATGTCTAAATTCGCCATTATTTTTCAAGTGTAAAATTATTGTCGTTATTTTGACTAATGTCTTTTTGAATTAAATTTTGAAGAACAGTTTCGTCCATATCAGACAATGAAAAATTTTCTTCTTTAGAGTTGTTAGATTTTTCCCATATTGTAGATTGAAGTTTAGAAAGACTCAACTTTTTTTCAATAGTGTCGTTGATAATTTTTTGTTGTTCTTTTATAACGGGACCAATAACAGTCATATCTTCGGCATCTTTAAGAAGTGCTAACATTTTATTTTGAATCCTAATAGCTGTTGACCTTTGTTCAACTAATTCGTTGTATATTTCTTGCATTAAACCCAATACTGAATCTTTGTTTAATGCAATTTCTTTTTTTCTCTTTCTATCCATAATCAATAAATAGATAAATTTTAATTATTATTTATTCTTCTAATAGTATTCAAATAAAGAATTTTATATTTTTTTAAATATGCTCTTATTTCTTTTGTTGATAAATTTGTCATTTCTCGAAGTGAAAGTAAAACTATATTTTTATTAAACTTATTGTTGTCATTTCCAATAAAAATATTACCATAATTTTCAAATAATTCAATCAAGGCGTTTCCGAGTTTAAATTCTCCATCCACCATTGATGTATTTTTAACGTGGTCTCTTAAGTCTTTTAAAAATATATCTATTATTTTTTCAGCATCAATTTTTTCAAACTCTAAATAATAAACCATGTCAGGTCTATTCTCCAATGCTTGTGAAATATCTTCATAAGACACTTTTCTATTTGTTTCTTTTTGGTCTTTTTGTATTTGACCCATTAAATAGTTCTTACAAATTGTACCAAAATAAGAATATGCTTTTTTGTTTTTGGCCGGTTTAAACTTATCAACCTTTGTCATTAAAAAAGAATGTGTATCAGTATGTAAATCTCGATACTCCATATCTTTTCTATAAAGTTTGTAGCGTCTTATGATTGATTCAATCATCTTATCTAACGGTTGTTTAAGAAATTTATTATAAATCTCTTCTTTTTCTATTTGAGTTTCGGCGGTGATATAATCTTTCACCGCCTCTTCCTCTCTCACATCAAAATAATTTTTACTTTTTTTTTCTGTCTTTTTCTTTTCGTCTAAATGTTCAGGGTTTGACTCCTCTAAAATCATTATACATTTTGCGGTTCGTATTTTATGTTCCTATCAGTTGTAAAAAAATGTTCTTTTTTTGCTGATTCAATCCAAAAAGAAACCTCATCATCTGTAATCTTACTTTCCCCATTTTTATAATTCCAAAATATAGAACCTGGTCTTAAATTCATGTGTTTATATCCAATTCTTGGAATTGTCATAATTTTAACAGAATTGTAAGTTAATCTTAATAAAAACTCATATACAAAAGTTAATTTCATACTTGATTTAAACCCTCCGTTTTCTTCATAAACCGACTTTTTGATAACAATTCCACTTGATTGAAAATTTTGATAATTTAAAAGTGTATCATTATTTAAGTAACCAATTTCTGAGTTCATACTTACTGCAAATGTAGCTTCATTAGTAAACCCAACAAAAACTCCTTTTTCGTCAGTATCGACAACAATAGGTAAAAATGCATCAACTTCAGAATAGGCTTTGCTATACCTATCAAAATTTTTAAACCAAATTGTAGAATATTCATCATCAAATTCTAAAATAGAAATCCAAGTACTTTTAGCGTGTTTTACACCAATATTTACTTGAGAAGAAAAATCAAATTCATTTTGATTTTCTACCATAGTAACTGTTAGACCGCTAAAGTCGTAATTATCTAATTTATTTTTTAATAACTCTTCACCCGAATGAACAATTACTAATTCATTAATAGGTTTGGTTTGTGTTTGAATGGATGTAATGGCTCTGTTGAATAAATCTTCAAACATGATATTATTTGCCGAATCAATTGGTAGAATTACCGATACATCTAATTTTTCTAAGTTTTCCATAATATTATTTTTCTTCAGTTATTTTTAATTTTTCTAATTGTTGACTAAACATTTCTTTTCTTACGTTGAAATAATCAACAAACAAAGATTCAATTTTATTATCAAATGATTCTTTATTTTGATATTTTTCACCTGTTTCAGACATTTTAGTATACAACTCTTCGTTGATGTTGTCTTCTAACCAATTTTGTGCAAAATTTGCTAAAACGTCTATAATTTCGTTAAAAGAATATGCCCAAATACCGTTATTTTCATTCATCCAATCAGGTTTCAAATTAGGAACCACACCAATTACTGGAGTATTTGAAATCATACTTTCGATTGGGAATGTACCAAATCCAGACTCTCTATCAACCCAAACCGAAACAAAAGATTCTTTTAAAAACTTTGAAAAGTCTGTTTGACTAATGTTTTTCATGTCTCTAAAAGTAAACCATCTATATTGTGGGTATTTCAAATAAAAACTTTTGATAATTTTTGCAGTGTCTCTTGGTTCTCTACAGTGAATAGAAACAATTGGTTTTGATGGTTTGTCTTTTTTACTGAATACTTCAGAAATAAGAGGTTCAACAACGTCAACACTTACATTTTTAAAAACTGATTTGATATATTCTTTTTGAAATTCAGAAGTACTAATACTTTTTAAAAACCCATAATTGGCCCATGAAATACCTGGAGGTAAAGTTTCTAACATGTAATCATATGCTTGACACAACACCAATTTACCACATGGATAATTTTTAAGTTGCTCCATAACGTGCGCGTACAATTCAGGAATAACAACAAAATCTTCAGGTGAAATAGGAAGATTCTGACCCTCAATTGCGATATGCTCCATTTCCATGTATTCTTTTCCTAACCAATCACCAACACCTTGGTAATCTTTTGTTTCGTGAATCATTTTCACGTTAAATCCTTTCTTTAACAATGACATAGCCATTTGATAAATGTAAGAAACACCCGCCTTCGGGTTTCCTTTTGTGTCTTGAACTAAAAAATAAATTCTTGCGGTTTTATTTCCAAGTTTTTCAACTGAAGTTTCAATTTTTTTAATTTTGTCTAATTCCATTTTATTATAACTTTTTTATTATGTTGTTTATTAGTAAAGTATTGAATGCGAATTTAAAAGGGATTGATAAATTTTTGGCACTATGTATACCTAAATTTTCATCAAGCTCTTCTCTTTCGGATAATATAACATCTACTAAATTTTTATATACTTCCCATTTTGAAACACTTATGTGTGGTTCAATTTGACCGTCAACTTCAGTTGATTCTAAAGTGGGGACGGACATTGCAATTTTATTTTCTATTTCCTGTACGTCGATATAATATCTCTCACCTAAAAATTCTAACATATTCCTAATTTTTGTAAACATTCATCTAATTCTTTAAGTGAACTGATTTCGTGTTCAGATTTATTTGTTTTGTTGTATTGAGTATTGAACTTTATAACAACTTTGTTTTCTGGATGGTCTTCAATTAAACTTGGATTTGCACTAATTAAAACATCAACCTCATCCCAAATTAAGTTTTTAGTGGTGTCTGAGTAAAATTTAATTTTTTCAATTTGACAACCAAACTTTGATAAAAAAAATAATGTGGCCGGTTTAGATTTACCAATTTCATCAGATACAATTACAATATCATTTGTACTTCGATATTTTAAATAAATGTCATTTAATGTATGAAATGTGTGCATCTCTGAGGATTCGGCGTGACCAAATATTTGCATCGCAAATTCTTGATATAAAAACTCATAAAGCTCATCATCAGATTTAAACTTAAAATGGTTTAACAAATTAAGGCTGTCAATATTACCTAATACCTCATATTCAAACTCTTCTTCTTGTATAATTGATTCAGTATTACCTGACTCATCCAAAATATAAGTTTTTTCTGTTGAGTTGTTTTCAATCAAAAACTTTTCATAAGTTTGTTGAATTTTACCCAAGGTATTTCTTAACACACCATTAACCTCAATTCCTATTTTCTTCATCGTATCTTTCTAAAATTTTACCAATTAATGGGTTTCTTACGTTTTTTGCATTTCTAAAATCATAAATTCCAATATCGTTAACATTTTGAAATCTTTGAAGGGCGTCGTATAGTCCTGATTGTTTTTTATCTTTATATCTGTCAGTTTGTTCCAAGTCGCCAGATATGAAAAATTTACTATTATAACCGATTCTTGTCAATAGTAATTTAATTTGATTTGGTGTTGCGTTTTGAGCTTCCTCAAATATTAAAATAGAATTATCAATATTCATACCTCTCATATATGCCAAAGCAAAAACTTCAATTATTTCCGCCTCTTTTAATTTTTCTCTGGAGTCCTTACCAATAATTTTATTTAATAAATAATAGGATGGAAAAATATAAGGGTCTAATTTCTCTTCTAAATTACCAGGTAAACTACCTAATTTTTCTTCAGCCTCAACTGCGGGTCTTACAATAATTATTTTTTCATATGAGTTCGATGGGTCAATTAATAAATCAACGGCCGCTTTCATAGAAATGTAACTTTTACCAACACCCGCAGGTCCTGAACAAATTGTAATTTGATTACTTAATAAAATATCATAGTAGTCTTTTTGGTTGTCAGATAAAAATTTACTTTTTTGTTTTCTTTTGATTGTTGCATTTATGAAATCTTTTTTTGAAAATGTTTGTGGAATTACAGGTTCTTCTGTTGTTGTTTTTTTTCTGGTAGTTCCCATACTTTATTTGTATAATGATTTAGAAAATTCTTTTAATTCTTGAATTTGTTTATCCAATCTAGGAATTTCAACATTATGTGAATGAACTGAACATATACTTCTATCACAAGCAATTTCAGTTTCTTTTGGTGTTACATTGACGTTTAAATTATAAATCTCGCTAATTGTTTCTACCAACTCTTTTTTACTGACGGTATTTGAATGGAAATGTTTAATCCCCAACCAAAATAAGTTTTTTTCTATAATTTCTTTACAAACTTTAGCAAACTGTAAACACGTCATACCATTCCAAAAATGATTAGTAAACCCAAAAACAGTTTGACCTTCTACTGACTTTACCCACTCAATTAATGACCTAGTTTGACCAACTTCCTCACCAATAATAGATGTTCTAATAACAGTACAATTTTGAGGTTCACCTAACGCTTTAGTCATTCCATATACGTCGTTCACATCGTACTTGTCATTTTCGTTATATGACCCTTTATTACCCGTATAAACACAATCTGTGGTTGGGTGAATCATTTTAATACCTAACTTTTCACAAACATTAGACATCATTCTTGGGAATAATGAGTTTACTTTAATCGCATTTAAGTCTCCTAACTCATCAACTCTTGGTTTAATAGTGCCTACACAATTTATTACAACATCATTTCCATTAACTGATAATTTTTTTAATACTTCTTCAATTTCTTGTTCTGAAGTATTTGATGCATCTAAAGTGTTTCTATTAATTTCAACAACTTCATAATAATTTTTAAAATACGTTGTTACGTATTTACCCAACATACCTGTACCTCCTAATACATATATTTTCATATTTTTATATTTTTAATTTTTATCTATATTCTTCATTCCAAATATTCCATTTATCATATTCCTCTCTAATATCATCACCTAAACTTTCGTCTAAAGTAGATGTTGAGAAAAAAATTATCTTGGTGTTTTCTTCCAATGACTTGAATCCATTGTAGTTACCAGGAGGTATCCACAATACTTTTGGAGTTTTATGGCTTAGAACAAATTTTTGTAACTTATTTGTTTCCATATCCACCACACCAATTAATGCGGTTCCTGATGCAACATAAACATACTTACCCTCTTTTTTATGACCATGCCAAGCTCGGATAAATCCTTTTCTATGATTTTCAACTTGATAGAATCTTTTAACATTTGCAAAATTGAAATCATTTACAAAACAAACAGACCCCCTATCATCAACAGCAACACCCCCACTCATTATTTTTACCTCATTCATACTAATTCTTTTTTTTCTTGTTTATTTTTTAAAAATGCCCCGTTATGGTATACTTTATCTTCAGGATTCATTACTCTACCTTCTTTAAACATTTTTACCATACGTAAAACCTCCTCTTCAACAGTAACTTGAGGTTTGTATTCAAATATATTTAATGATTTGCTATTATCAACCTTATAATTTCTAGCATCTTGAAAAGAAATTTCGGTGTAATTAATTTTTGTGTTAGGAATTATACCTACAATTCTTTCCCCAAGGTCTTTAATTAAAACATTTTCTTTGGATAAAACAAAAATTCCTGAATGTTTCTTTTTACATGCCTCAACAACATATTCTGCAATATCTTTTACTGCTATAATTGGTCTCCACTGTTCTCCTCCGTTAATTGTGATTTCACCGTCTTTAATTGCTTTCATTGTTAATACATTAACGACTAAATCCATTCTTAATCTAGAGTAAGTATCACCTAAACCAAACACAGTACCTAACCTAAATATGGTTCCATTTTTTTCTCGAATATATTTTTCAGATGCCAATTTTGTTGATGCATATGAAGATAAAGGATTTGTACCACTTTCTTCGTTTAAAAGTCCGTCTTGTGCCCCATAAACGGAACATGTTGACATAAAAATTAAATGTTTATTGGGCGATACGACTTCACAAAAGTTTTTGATTGCTTTAAAATTAATTTCTTCTGTGAGTTTGTGGTCCACACTACAGGCGGGGTCACCAACCAGTGCTGCCATCAAAATAATTATATCAAAATCTTTTGATATTTCATATAATTTTTCAGTTTCTCTAATATCACCATATATAAAATTAACTTCTTTGAGAAATCTATTTTCATATAATAAATTATCGTAGACTGTTACATTAAATCCATCCCTTATTAGATAGTCACATGTTAGGCCGCCGATGTATCCGGACCCCCCAACTAATAAAACTTTTTCATTTGTCATTTTTAATTAATTTAGTTTTTATAATTTTATTTTGTAATCTACGAATGACTCTGGTTTCCCAACGTCTATTCCTAAAAAAGATTCGGACCAAGGTAAAAATTTTATATTTGTTTTTTCGCCTAAGTTATAGTTATAAACTTCTTCAGGTAATAATCGTTTTACATATTTGTCACCATTTTCCCATTTATTATCAAAGTGAGTTTTTGTTTTTGATATGTCCCATCCTGAACCCATGTTTATATAATTTATTTCAAATGTGTTATACATAGCAATATTTCCTTCCAACATTCTTCTTATATAATCACAATCTTCGTAATTACCACCTACAAATCTTTCATCCATAAATCCGATTGTTCTAAACAATTCTTTTTTTACCCCAAAAAAACCCCATGCGTATAATCCGACAAAACCATAACCTTGTTCTAAAAGATTTAAAACTTTCAGTATATGTTCTTTTTCAGGTCTCGCTTTGTCATTACAAATAACGATTGTTTCAGTTGGGGATTCAATAACACAATCATTAATTAATTTTGAAAAAGACGGGTATCCGTGACCATTTTTCCAAATTGGTTTTTCGCCTATGGTTTTTAAATGATTGACTAATTCATCTTTCAAATCATTTCTATTGCTTGGTATAATAATTGTATACTCTTTATGCATTATAGGTTTGATTTATTTTTTTTATTCACTAATTAAAAATTTATTAACCCGTCTATCATTAGAACGTTTAACAACCGTTAAACCTGCTTCAGATATAGGGAATGTAAAAACATCCATTTCTGAGTATTCACTTTTAATCCAATCTATAATTTTATATGAATCCCCACAATGGTCTAAAGCCGCGTATCTTTCAGATATTGGGTCTGTGTCATGTAATATAATTATCCCAAACTCATTAAGGTTTTTGAGTGAGTTTTTAAAATCTAATTTAACGGCCTCAAAAGAGTGGTCGGCGTCTATAAAAATAACATCAACAATTTCATTGAAATTATTTAAAAAATTTTGTGTTGTTGTTTGATGAAATTCTCCTATGTTTTTATTTTTTCTAAAATCAACAATATCTACACCAATAACTCTAGGGACTACACTTGAAACCCTTTCTAGAGTTGACCCGTCGTACACGCCCAATTCTAAATATTGTTTACAATTAACTGATTTAACTATTTGAACTACCATGTCCGTATGTACTTCAACTCCGTATGCAAATTTATCCATACTTTCAAATTAATAAAAAATATTAGTAAAGTAAATGATGCTCATAAAAATTATGATTATAGTAGTGTTTAAAAAACGGGTATGGTTTCCGCCTTACATCCACCAAACCACCAAATACATTCCGCAAAAGTACTAAGACGGTTACAAACTAACATATTACATTTTGACGCAATCAACATAGTGGCCGCAGAATACTGCATCTGTGTAACATTTTTTGGTTTAGTGTATGTTACAACGTTATAATCTTTTAAATATTCTAAATATTCAGGTAAAACGTGGTCCACATCTGACGTTAAAAAAATAGTTTTTGGTGGGTTTTCACTTTTTAAAAAAACATCAATTGCATTTTTATAGGTTTCGAAGTTGTAATCTCTTATAACTCCATCACGAATACTTGTACAATTAGGGGGGTCAAATTGATGTGTCCAAGTCCTTATTTGTATTGACAATAATGGGTATTCAAAATTTTGTGAAACTCTCTCAACTTCAGATAAAACTTCGTTTTTCCATTTGATTTTACTAATGCCGTTCTGAATCCTATTATACACATTGTCAGAAATTAGACTTCTGTTATAAAACCAATCAATCGAATGAGTTGAAAACAGGTGGGCGATTGATTTGTTTACAATGTTTGGATGGTCTCCTAAAACTTTTGCATCATTAATTAAATCTGGTTGTTCCGATTCTTCTGATTTTAAAATAAGGAGTCTTGCGGATATTACGGATTCACCAAACTCATGAGGCCCATGACAAATCAAACTATCATCTAAAATTTCACGATAATCCGCATCAAAGTGTAAATCAAATCTTGGTAATATATTTGTTTCACTTATACTTATGGCGGTCACGAATGATTTTAACACATTGCACAAACCAGATTTTATTTCAACAGTAAATTTCATTTTTTTATTTTACAAATTCGTTTATTAAATCCGTCCATTTTTGACGACAACGTTCCAAAGTGTACTCTTTTGAGTAATATTCACGAGGACTGAATAAATTGGGATTACTTACAACGTATCGTATTGTGGTTGGAAAATCTTCGTCTTCCGATATTAACCCCCATGTTTTATCATCTTTCCTATCTAAGTAACATCCCATAGGTCTTGCAACCATAGGAATATCACATGCACCTATTTCTATTCCCGCAAAATGACCTTCTTCATTACCCGATGTGCAAATTCCACATACCGAGGAATTAATTAAAATCCTAACCGTATTCGTATCAACTCTATTGAATATTCGTACCCTGTCTCTACTATGTGATGGAATAACATCAATCGAGGTATTATCTTTCATTACTAAACAAAAATTAAAATCGGGCATTGATTCGATAAGATTTAAAACTCTATGAAACCCTTTCTTTTCATACGAAGAATCACCTATGAATATTATAGAATTAGGCAATACATCGGGATGTCTGTCAGGAATTGGTTTAAAAAAATTAAAATCTGATGATTGTTCTATGATTCTAACATTTTGTGGTTGGATTCTATCTTTGTATAGGTTATATGTTTGTTTAGATGCAAATACAACGCAAGTTGAGGTGTTTATTACTTCTGTTTGCATGGCGTTTTCCATCGTGTCCTGAATTAAACAAAATGTAGGAACGTCAATGTTAAGTTTTCTAAAATAACTACCATTTCTGATAATATAATTGGGACGTTCATTAATTGATTCTATTTTTTGTGGTAATATAGAATAATCGGTGTATCCGTTACATTTGTCCTGAAGATTTGGAAACCAATCTAACAAGTCGTGCCAAAATGTTCTAGTGTTAGGAATTGCGGTTAATTGGTCATTTACTAACCAACCTATTTTATCGTTCATAATTTATTATTTATTTTTTTAATTTTTTTATCCATTCGTCAATCATATCATCTAATAAAGTTTCAAAGGTATATTCTGGCTCCCACCCCAAAGTCTTTCTAATTTTAGTTGAGTCTCCCTTAAGGTATTTTAGTTCTTCGGCTCTAAGAAATTTGTCGTTTTGTAAAACATATTGTGTATAGTCTAAATTTAACTTTTTAAAAACATAGTCAACCATTTCTCTCACCGAGTGAGTTGTCATTGTTGATACTACAAAGTCATCCGGAAAATCATGATTTATAATTAAATGCATTGCCTTTACATAATCTTTAGAATGGCCCCAATCTCTGTATGAATCCATATTACCTAAAACCAATTTATCCGTCAGTCCCAACTTTATTTCTACTGCGGTTTTGACAATTTTATTTGATACAAAATTTGAACCTCTTCTAGGTGATTCGTGATTGAATAATATACCATTACAAGCGTGTAACTTATACGCGTTTCTATAATTTTTTACGATGTTATATCCAAAGACTTTTGAACACCCATATGGGGACACCGGAGTCATTGGTGTGGTTTCTCTTTGATATCCGTCTTCGTCGACTGAGTTACCAAACATTTCTGAAGAACTTGCTTGATAAAATCTTGACGATGGACAAGCTCGTCTATAAGCTTCTAAAATATTTAAAACGCCAATAGCATTTGTTTGTACCGTAAACTGAGGAATATCAAAACTAACCCTAACATGACTTTGGGCTGCTAAATTATATATTTCATCAGGTTGTATTTTATCCAAAAGTTTCTCAAGACCACCTTGGTCCAATAAATCACCGTATGAAACATTAACTTTATTTCTTAGTTCGTCACTGAATCTACTTTGTTGCGATTCCACACTAGAATTTCTTCTTATAATACCATGTACTTCATACCCTAAACTTACTAAATATTCTGCCAAGTAACTTCCATCTTGACCATTTATTCCTGTAATAAATGCTTTTTTTACATTATTCATTTTTATTAATTTTTTTTAAAAATGTCCATTTGTGTTAAGTCGGGCCAATCAGTTGTTACCCATTTTTTTGGTTTTGAATTAATTGCCCACTCTAGTTTATCCAATCCTAACTGAGCGGTTTCAGGTGTCATATAATAGTGGTAACCAACCACATCAATGTTTTGTTCCCTCCAGGGAGTAGTAGGTAACCTTCCATCGTAAGACATTTTTTTTAATATAATAAAATCATTTAAATTATCAAGTAATATAATACCTCCCCTGCCCAATGAAAGATGTTTTTGATATTGAAAACTAATACACATAAATGTATTTGGAATATAACTATCTTTTCTCCATAGTACTGCAGCATCGATAATTTTTTTATCTCCGCAATTCAATACATAGTAGTCCTCCCAATCTTCGTCTCTCCATTCCCGTTCTAATCCTAATTTTTCGGATAGAAAAGGGACTGAAAGGTATGTCCTTTTTGGAATACTTATTTTTTTTTCTTTTGTGTACCATAAACATAACTCTATACCATGGGTACAACTATCGACCGCTATTGCGTATTTTGAGCCAAAAAACTCAGATATTTTTTTTTCAAATTCAGTAATTTTTTCAAAACTCATAACCTAATTTTTTTGCGTTATTAATTATTTTATTACCATTTATTTTTTTCTTTAGTGTTGCTGGATTACCTTGATAAACCCCCCACTCTTCGGTATCACCCATAAGTAAACTACCGGCAGTTAATAAAACTCCTCTTCTAAGTCTAGTACCGGGTAAAACAATAGCATTAGTTCCAATATTTGAAAATTCATCCATTATAACAGGTTTTATTATTTGAGTTCCTTTCAGTTCTTTAGGTATAATAGCCCCAAATAACCCACTACCATCAAATCTATCTGACCCACAAATAATCCTTGCTCCTGCCATGATGTTATTAAAACCTTTACATTCAAAATAACCCTCCTCACCACCTATTATAGTTACATATGGTGATATATGCGTGTAATCACCTATTTTGCAATTTACAGTAACATACACCCCTTTATCAATTGATACATGGTTTTTACTAATTATTGATTGTCTTTTAAATTCGGCCTCTTGGTGGATAAATAAATCTCCCATTAAATAAATGTTTTGTCTAAAGATTGTCCTTTATATGGTCCTGTTTTATATTCATAAACTATTGTGTCATCTTCTAAAATCAAGTAGTTGTGACCACCTAAAAAAGTAAAACTTACATCACCGGCAGATAATATAGGTTCTGCGATTATATTATCATCAATATCGTAAAAAATACATTTTACTTTTCCTTTGATAACGCACCAACTTTCTTGAGGAATATAATTTTCATCATGTCTTGGATTTATGTTGTGTTTGTGTGGTTTAAAAGTTTTTTCTTTTGGTAATTTTAATAACGCGCATTGTAAATAACTATCGTCAGAACTCAAATCAGTTCTTTCTTTTGTTGCGTCAGTAAATCTTACAATCTGATGTAATAACTTACCATTTATTTTTGAATATATTTTTTCCATAATAATTTTATTCGTCTTTTTCACCTTCTTGTATATGATAAACTAAAGAATCAAATACTGTTATATGTTTCATTCCGTACTCTTTTTCCAACTTTTTAAAATACCAAGAGTCTCCAGATTCAACAAAACCATTTAATGTACCAATTCCATCTCTATAAATGTTACCCTCGGGATACATACCACTTTCAATAAATCTATCCTTATTTAATATACATGGCATAAATAAACCACCATTTTTTAGTTTGTCACTTTTGTTAAAATTAACCATATTTTCCCAAAGTTCATAATTTATTTCTTTAGGGTTTCTACCACAATTAAAACTAATTCCATGTGTACCACTTAACATTTTTCCACTTTCAACTAATCTAGAGCATGGTATGTTAATTCCGTCGTGATGTTTTAATAGATTTTTTAACCAATCTTTACTAAAAACCATATCAGAATTTACAAAACATATATTATCCGATTTAGTAGTTTTACCGGCATAGTTCCAACAACGATACACACGATTCAAATAGTAATCATTTGGTTTAGGGTCATTGTATATTGTATAAGGAATGTCTAAACTTTTTAGTTTAGATATTACTTCGGGAGTTGCGTCATTTGCAACAATCCTAAGAGATATATCCCACCCCTCTACTTTACAATTTTCACTCTTTAACTCTTTATGGATTAATTCTAAATAATCACATGATTTAAAAATTAAAGAAATAATTTCTATATTATTTTTTTTCATTTTTTTTGTGTTTGATTGTATATGCCAATAATTTTTTCTAAATTATTGGGGTTTATATTTTGAGTAACTTTAAACCATTTAGGTAAAAAAGATAATGGTAAAAGTTTAGTCTGTAACCCTTCCTCATTAAGTAATCTTTCAAGTGACCATCCGTTTTGTCCGTTTGATTTATATGTGTCGTATTTGGTCATTATTTGATAGTCTGTTGCAAAACCTCTATGAATTACGCAGTAATTTGTCTTTACCGCCGATTGCAAACCATCAGGATATTGTTTGTGATGTAGACCAGATTGTTGCGGGAATGTCAGATTACCCGTGTTTCTCCAAAGAGGAACCCAACCACCATTTAATGAGTGGTATTGGTCATCTACTCTATAATGAATATCACTTCGCCAAAGATTATAGTGTTCAAAAAAGAATGCGTCAATTCTTTCAAAACTACCTTTTAGACATAATTCTTTCAATAATTTTCCATCATCATCTAACAAACGACCGTCTAATAATAAATCACCATCTAACCATAAAATCCAATCCGTATCAGGATGTTCTTTTAATAATTTTGTTAATAGTTCATTTTTACATACAAGTTCTTCAGAAAAACGATTAACGGGAGATTCGATTACTGTCACATTATCAAATTGTTTATAATATTCTTTACTTCCATCTGTAGAATTTTGGTCAAAAATATAGATGTGGTCACATACTGACATACACTTGAACCAATTTTCAAGGTTTCCTTTTTCTAATTCATTTCTCAACTGTGTGAAACCGACTATTTTCATATTAATTTATTATTTTATGTGATTTTAGTTTTTTAGTAATAGTATTAAAAATATGTTGATTTCTGTATGCTTTATTTATTAAAACTGAGTCTTTTACTAAATTAGTGTAATGCCATTGGTGAATTGCAATTGGCTCATTAACAATCTCAAGTTTTAGTCCCATCATTTTAATTCTTAATAGTAATTCATCATCGTCAAACGCATGACCCTCGGCATATCTTTCATCAAAACCACCAAGCTCATCCATATTTTTTTTAGTCATCGCAGAAACAAAATGATAATAACTTGGTCTACAAAATGAATGATTATACCAAGATTCCTCACCTTCTTGTGTGAACCCAATCATTTTTAATTCACCAATCTCGGTTTTAATTTTATTGTATATATTTTGTTCTTGGAAATCTAAATTACTAATTCTTTGTGTTTTTTCTTGGTTGATTGCATAAGTGGAAAACGTTAAGTAATTTTTGTCGGTAATGTTCTCTCTAATATATTTTAGTATATCCCCCAAGTGCAAACACTCTGGGTTTTGTAAAACAATAACATCTCCTGTTGCGTTTTTTATTCCTATATTGAAGGGGACGCATGGGTTATGGTACCATTTGTCCTTTTTTTCTAATCTAACTACTTTAAGAAAACTAAATTGTTCTTGTAAATCTTCAATTTGTTCATTCTCATCAGAACAGTCATCAACAACAATAAATTCAGTATTATCAATTTCACTTGATTTTTTAATTGTTTCTAATGTATTGATTAGTTGTTTTTTCCTATTGTGATATGCGCTTACAATTGATAATTTCATAATAATTTTTTTAATGATTCAATAATTTTATCCGATGTAGTACCGTCGCCCAACCAATCTGTGTTTACTTCTTTTTCAGAATCAATCCAATTAAATGATTTTACCCAACTGTCATTATTTTCCGTATTAACGTTAATCATAAAAGAACAATTATTTTCAACGGACTCAGGTCTTTCAGTGTAATCTCTTGGAACGATTACAGGAATGTTTAGAAGACATGGCTCTTCTTGTGCGGTTCCTGAGTCTGATATAATGAATTTACATGAGTTAATTTTATTTAGATAATTTTTGAAAGATAATAAATCTATTTTTTTAATTTTACCCATATCTAAATTATGTGATTCTATTTCTTTAAGAGTTCTACCAAACCCTAACATTTCAATTTCACAATTATATTTTTCAGCAACTGTATTCGCGTATAAAAGTATGTTTTGTAATCTTTCTTTGTATTTAAAATTTTCAGGCCTGTGTACATCCAATAAAATTAGATTCTTCTTATCCCCTTTTTTAAAAACTACATTTTGAATAACTTCGACAATAGTATTACCAACAACAAAAATGTTTTCTTCAGGGATATTTTCCTTCATTGCCTTTTCTTTGTAGTTATCATGATAAACAAATAGATAATCACTACAATGGTCACATATAGTTCTGTTAATTTCCTCTAACATTCTTTTATCATATGACCTCATGCCTGCCTCAATATGTGCAATTTTATAACCTTCTTTTTTCAGTACTGTTGATGCTAATACTGAGTTTGAGTCTCCCAAGAATATTATGACATCTGGGTTTAAATTTTTATTTCTGATAATCTCTATCAATTTTATTTGTAACTCACTTGTTTGATGAAAATGCTCTTTGTTTGAACCTCCAATCTCTAAGTTATAATCGGGTTTTCTAATATCTAACTCTTCAAAAAATACATCAGATAATAATTTATCAAAGTGTTGTCCGGTATGAATCAATATGTGGTTAAAACTATCATCTAATTTTTTAAAAATACTTGACATCCTAATAAAATCCGGACGAATACCAGAAACTGTAATAATTGTTTTCATTTTTTAATTTAAAACTTTAATATATTCTTCTTTTATTTTTTTTGCAACCTCAAGAGAATCAAATTTAATTATATCCGACGGAGGTGTGTATAATTTTTTATCTAAAATATAACCACTACTTTCAACATTGTAAATCCATCCAGGTTTATTACACATCCAACCTTCAATAGTCGTTCTTCCCAAAAGAATACCTGCAGTTTCAGAACAGTTTTTAACATACTGTTCAACTTTACTTGTCGCGTTAAAATGTTTTACGTGTGGATTTTTTAATAAATCATCCAAGTAATTTGATTTATTTTCACCAACTAACCATAATTCTTTATTAATTTCAGAGGAGTATGTAACTAAATCTTTTATTGTGTTTTCTCTTAAATAATCAATTGTCCCAACAAACAAAACATAATTATCATCTTTAATATTGTTCGAATTGAATCTTTTTGTGTCGATTGGATTATAAATTACTTCAGTATTATTTTTATCAATATTAAATTTTTCGACAATATGGTTTTGTATCTCAGGACGAATGCAAATATATTTTTTAATTGAATCGTTAATAATTGGATTTTCTAATTCTATGACTTCAGAATGTATTGTTGATATTTTTGAAATATTAGGATACATCTGACACATTTGATTTGAAACGGGAGTGTGTTGAGTATGGATTATATCATAATTAACATCACCAATTTTGTACATTACATTTGGTTGTGTTGGTTGAAATCCTTGTGGTGTGTTAAATCCCCACTTTCCATCTCCCATTTTGTAACCAGGAGCATCTTGAAATGAAACTACTTTGATTCCTTGTTGTTTTGCTAATTGAGATAAGGGTCCATTAATGTCTGAAAGTACCGTAACATCACAATTTAATTTTTTTAATCCTCTTGCCAATTCATAAACATACATTTCTGAACCAGTAAAAGATTTAAAAAATAAACAAGATAATAAAACTTTTAAAGGTGAATCGATTGTAAGATTTCGTTTGATTTTAACGGGTAAAACATCTTTGAATTTTTCTGCAAAATCTTCTCTATTTTTTTCCCATTGTTCATTAGTCATTCCGATTGATTTATGCGTGACTCTTACATCATACATAACACCTATTTTAACATCTTCTAAATAATTTCTAAAAGAAAAATCTACATCGTAAAAGTGAAACCCTTTAACTTCTTCGTTAAAGTTGTGTTTAATATTTTTTTTATTAATTGCTATAAATAACCCATCCACTAACAATACGTCATCTAACTGATTACCCTTACTTGTTGAATATTTTGACTCCCATTTTTTTCCTTCATGTTCATGATTAACAATTCCTTTAAGTTTTGAAAAATCTTCCCACCATTTACCAGAAGAAGGTAATGATGTTGAGCCCGCAACTCCAAGAATGCCGTAATCAGAATTTCTTTTAAAATAATTCAAAACCTTTGATGCCCAATTCTTACTGTCAAAATAAATGTCGTCATGCATCAATACGACAATATCATTAGTGGAATCGTTTAAAATTTTATTATAAACCTCACTAAGAGAATATACACCATTGTTTTCGATTGGTATTATTTCCAATTTACTTACTCCTGATGTTTTTTTTAACATCGAGACAAAATTGTCATCTATTTTTCTTGTTGAAAATCCTACTGTAATCATACTAATCCTGTTGAACCAAATCCATTATCATTTCGGTCTTTTGAACCTAAATTTGAAATTTGTGTTAAATTAACCCATTTGCCACTAACAACAGGACAAAGAACCGCTTGGGCAATTTTTTGACCCTTTTCAATTTTAACTTTTTCTTGAGTGGTGTTAAATAAAATAACTTGTATTTCACCTAAGTATCCACTATCAACCGTGCCGGGTGAATTTAAAACAAATAATCCTTGATTTAATGCTAAACCACTTTTAGACCTTACTTGTATTTCATAACCATCGGGAATATCAAATTTCAAACCTGTGGGTATTAAAACTCTTGAATTTGGAAAAATCCATTTATCTTCTGACGCTCTTAAATCAAACCCTGAATCACCTTTATACGCGTATTCAGGGTTTTGGTTGTCACTATTATTTACAAACTTTAAATCAACTGCAGATGTAAATTGACCTTCAAAATGTTCATTAATTTCATCAACATTAAGTCCCATGGATTTTAACATACTTTCAGGATTAGTCATGTCAACATCACCAAATTGAGATTGAAGCTCCTTTAAAGCTTTCATGCTATTTTTTAAATCTTTTATATTTTCAAACATTATTTTAAACTTTTTAATTTTTTTATTGATTCAATCAGAACATCAACATCTTTTTCACAATATTTTGCAATTTCATCAAGTCTGTTCTGATTCCAATATGCCTGATGAACCATACTACCATTTATTTCACCATCTTTTGGTGTTGGAATATCTAAACAAGAACACATTAAATCTAAAGAACCAATTGAACTATATGAACCATATTGCCAAATTTCTTTGGTGTCAATTGCTTTTACTTCCCATGGTTTAGTGTCGTATGATGGAAGTATTTTTGATGGCATAATGTTGTTAATAATCATACGTTTTGCCAACATAGGTATGTCAAAGTTTTTTAAATTATGCCCACACAAATAAAAATCTAATTTGTGACAACGGTCTAATAAATTTCTAACTTCCAACAATAAATCCTCTTCGCTGTTATTTTTAAAAGTTTGTTTTTTTACTTCACCGTTTTCTAAAACAAATGCCATTGATACACAAACAATTTTAGCAAACTCTGGAACAAGTGCTGCTCTTGAAGAATAAACATCATTCATTTTTTGAAGTTCTTCTTCAAGACCATTTGTATCAACGTCATCTTCAGGAAATCGTTTTAAAAACCAATCAAAGTATTTTACAAATTGTTCTGCAATTTTAGGGTGATTTTCTTGACAAGTCTGCCAATCCTTACATATACCAACAGTTTCAATGTCGATAAATAAAATTTTGTTAATAGGTATGTTTATCATTTTATTAAAGATTTATAAAGTTCCGCTCTATTTTTTGTGACCACATTCAAATCATATGTGTCTTTCACTGTTTCATACAATCGTTGTCCCAAGTCATAAGCAAAGTTAGGATTATCAATTAATTTTTTCATGTTTTTAGCCCAATCGCTATGATTTTTTACTTCATCAACTAAAAGTGCATTTCCGTCAGAGAATTGACCATTTTTTAATGCGTGTTTTAAATCAATAGTGTAGGGACCAACATTTGAAGCAATAATTGCTTTTTTGTAAAAACCAGCTTCAATAACTTTTAATTGCGACTTAACTCGGTTAAAAATATGATTTACAATCGGTGATAATGAAACGTCAAATAATCTATAATTTGAAGCATAACTTGTAACAGGTTTTGTCCAAACTCGATTGTAAAAAGGTTCAGACTCCATAATATATTCTGAATCCTCAAATTTTTTCAAATATTCAATATGTTGGGGGGAAACCATTTTATAATTGTCAGTAAAAATTTCTTCATAACGAGCCCATACGGTTTCTTCTGGTCGTATTGGTCTTTGTTTTTGTTCTCCCGTTTCTTTATTAATTTCAGTAACACTTCCTCTTGTATCAAAACCACATAAATACAATGAAAATTTGTCATGACTATCTTTTAATTTATTCGTAACGCCGCTTAACAATTTTAAATCGTGTAAGTGAGAAGAACCACCCAACCATCCAAAACGAAGTTTATCTGACGGTTTTGTTTCATGGTTAAATTGAGGTTCTTTTGGATTAATTGCGTTTGGAAGAACGTATACGTTTTTATTAATTTTAGATATTTCTGAAGCAAATAAAGATGTTGTTGTTGTTACATGTGCCGCCACTTTTAGATTTGCAACTATCTTTTGATTTATTTTGTTCTGTATGATTAGTTGATGAATTGGGTGCTCTTTAGTTGGCAACCAATAATCATCTAAATCCATAATTGTAATTACACCAATAGAGTTTAACCTTTCGATTAAATCATTAGCTTGGTCAAAATCTTGACCAATTGACCTATGGAAATGTACAATGTCGTATTGTTTCCAATAGTTATAATCATTAATTTTTGGGTCGTAATCTATATCTATGTGAAATTCATCTGAGTGATTATTTTGTAACATTACGTGGGGGTCTACAGACCTAAATTTTCCTTTAAATTCAGCCAACTCCAGTACGGTCGCTAGGGACGCATAGAACCCTAATTTTTTTGCGAACGTCTGGAGTTGGATTGCTCTCTTGATTCATGTTTTTTTATTAAGTTATTTATTATTTGTGGGTTTGATTTCAATTCAGACTCCCACACCACTTCAAAAAAATAACCATTACTTTTTATTAAGTCAATTTTATTATTATCATATTCCCATAATTCTTGTGCGGTTTTTTTCTTTACTTGGTGATAATAACTTGCGTCGTATTTTTTTGGGTTACAATGCCAATAATCTCCATTATATTCAATAATTAAATTTAATTTAGGTATATATATGTCACATATTTTTGTGTCAATTTTTAATGAATGTTTTACTTGGTAACCCATATTTTTTATTTCTTCCAATATTTCTTTCTCTTTTTTAGACCTATCAAAAGGTAATAAAATAAAAAATCCACCTAAAATAGGTGGATTGCATTTTTTGATTTTGTTTAAAGTTATTTTACCTTTTGAATTTTTGTAACTCTACCTAAAAATATGTGCTTACCAACTTTAAATTGGATTGATTCGTTAGTATCTTCAGATGATTCACTAATGACACCCGCATCTTGCAATTCTTCTCTAATAACATCTCTTACAACATCTCTAATCATTGTTCTCATTTCATTCATGTTGAATTGTGATTGTGTGTTTTGAGTTGTTGTTTTGGTGTTTGATTTTGGTAATGATTCGGATGGTTGTGAGCTTTTATTCTCCATCTTCATTAGTCTTTGAGCCCCCTCGATTATATCATCAGATATAGACGCACTTGACATAGTATTAGGTTGTACTATAGGTCTTTCAATCATTAATTTTTTAATTTCATCTGGTAATTTTGAATTTAAAATTTTTGATTCTTCAATCGGTTTTGTTGGGTCATAATTTGATTTTTGACTTGTCGATGGGCTTTCAGACAAAAATTCTTGAGGTAAGTTATATGTTGCTTGAGGAGTATTAAAACTCTCTAACATCGGTGCTGCATTAATATTTTGTGGCATTTCACCTCTTTTTATTGTGCTCTGTCTGTCCATAATTTTTTTGGACACGGCCAATCTTTGCATTAATTCTTCTGCTGATGACATATTTTTTTATTTTTTATTCATTATCAAATTTAGCGTTAACTAAAACTCTAATCATTGATTTATCACCTTGTGGATTATAGTTAGGTCTAACTTCATCAAAGTTATCAAAGGAGGGTTTATATGTAAAGATTTTATCTACTCTAAATAATCTCCAACCTGGTAAAACATTACCTTTATTTTGTGCACTGTAGGAAGCACCTTCTCTTTCCCACGCCCTTAAAACCATATTATCTCTTTTTGAAAATCCTAAACATACAGGTTCTATTGTTCTATATCCTTTACCTCCATTATCATTACCATCATAGTAAATTGTCACCACGTTTCTTTTTTTAATAGAATCCGTCATGTCAGAAATTGCAGCAATTTCTGTAATCAATTCACTAAGATTGTTGACTAATTTCATTGAGGAACGTAATAAGGATTTTTTTCTGAAAATTTATTACTTTTCAAATCGTCTTTTCTTTCAAATCTATCAAGTGCTGTTCCTGCATTTTGATTGTATATATCTAAATCACCACCAGTACCTCTACCTTTACCGTCACCATCTGCTAATGCTGCGGGATTAACGCTTGAATAAGGATTAACTTCCTTGAAATCATTACGAGCAAACATTTTTCTTCTTTGTTCTTCAGCAATTTTTGACAATGTGTTGTCAGGTTGCGAAAAATCTAATTTATCTGATTGAACTGCCATTACAATATTTTTTTAATTAAATCGTTTATTTTTTTAACTTCTTCTTTTATTGATGTATCAAATTTATTTCCCCCCTTTTCATGTCTTTTACTTGGTATTAAATTAATGCCATTTTTTTCATGAGTGTCGTTAAACTGGTTTTGCATTCCTGTATCACTTTTAACTTTTTTTCCACCCTCAACACTGTTTCTCCATGTTTTTAAAACCTCATCACACCAAGATTTCATTCTATCGCCACCGTTTAAAATAAAAGGGGCATCTTTTTTATTTCCGTTGTAACCATCAAACCAATTTTTTATTCTTTTTATTTGTTGGTATGTCGCAACTTTTTTTTCACGCAATTCTTTATTTCTATTATACCCTTCAGTTCCTTCGTCACCATCTGTCGAACTAAAACATTGTTCTAAATGTTTTAACAATGTATCGGGTACAACTGCCTTTCTATCGTATAATGAACTATTCATCTTTTAACATATAAATTAATTCTTGAAGAGAAATGTTGTTGTCATTTGCCATTTTTTTAAGGGCTCTTACATTTTTTTTAATTAAATCGCCAATAACACCATCGTCTGATTTTCTTGATTTGTCTAATAAAATTTCCTCATCTAATTCCAACTCTTTTAGTATTTCTCTATCTATAAACCCTTTTTTCTTTTTTATTTGTGGGGGTGTTTTTTTATCTAATCCTTTTTTCTTTCCTTGGTCTAATGTTCTTACTTTTGCGTTTTGTGGTTTTAACTTTAATTCTTTTTTGAAAAATTTCTCAGTTTCTTCTGCATCCATAAATTTTGTGTCTTCGAAACCAAAAGCCTTCGACATGTCAATTTCTTTTACGTGACCTTCACCATAATAACCATACCAACCCCTTAAAAGTGGGTCTCTTGGGTTTTTACTCATAGAAACAATTTTATCTGTAGTTGTCGGGTTGTTTTTTGTTCCTGTCGTTGCAGGATTCAAAATAGGTATAGAAGATGATTTCCAAGTTCCATCATCATCTACCAATTCTGTAACCTCACCATCTGAGTTTTTTGTTTTTTTTGTGAAAATTTCATGACTCTTACAAGGCATAAAAATCTTCTTACCTTTTTCTGTATGTTGGTGTGAACCTGTACATCCTAAAGTCTTAGCAACTCTTTCTGCTCTTTCTTTTGTAGAATATTTATAAGTTTTCATTTAATACTTTTTATATAAATATCTTCTGTTAAAGTATTTATTAATAAAAATGCCAAGTCAAAGTATTAATTCATATTTTACACCAAAATATTCCCAAAAATTAAATTTTGCGGACTATTTTGATTTTACACTTGTCGGAGACGAAAAAGACTACGATGAAGAAGTGGTATTCTCTAACGAACTCATTGCATACAATGACGGAAATAGACTTCCAATTTTATTTGATTTAGGAGATTCCAATACTTGCCCTCAAATACCTATGTTATTTAATAACTTTTATATCAACGCCACATTAGTTAGTAAAAATTATTACAACCCTAATAATGTTGATTTAAATTGTATATCTGCATTTACAGGAACTTGTGACGTGGGATTAGTGGGTACTGATAATGGATTGTTTACATCTTTAACCGGTCAAACTTTGTACTATACCATGGGAATTAGAAACGATTTTAAATTTAATCCCTATTATTATGATAGACGTATGAAGATGCATATGGTTACAGGTTATACTAATCCACCAAATGTGGTTTTTTCAGGAAGACCTAAGCAATCTATGTATAATATTGTCTCTAAAAGTGACCCAACAATTGGTTACTATCAAGAACTATATGGTGGGTTTTATCAAGGATTTTATAAACTTTTTGGTTATGACTATGAAGTTTTTCCTGAACGAGTAAATAAAGGTTGGACTATGGAGACGGTTATAAAACCAAGAAATATAGAAGAATACGGAATTAATACTTTAACACAAGAATACTTAAATACAAAATACCCAAGTAATTCCGGTACTTTTTTCTATTTTGGTACAAGAGCCGAAAACAAATTTTATCATTTTGCAAGTGGTAGTCCTGAATCTGATTCAGGATATACTAGAAGCACAATAGGTTTAGGTAGTTTAAGTAGTTGTACTTGTTATCAAACGGGATATACAAATGCAAATTGTGTAAAATTATACCCCACAAGTTCAACCACAGCATATCATAATATTGGGTGTAATTGCGGAGGATGTACAGAACAAATACCAAATCCACCATTAGACCCCAAGTTCGATGTGTTGTCGAACGCATTATCAATGAGATTTAGTGGTTGTCCTTTAAATCCAAGTTTATGTGTAAAATACATAAAAATTACAGGAGATTGTGTTACAACAGGTGTTTGTGAAACTACTGGTGTTACTTTTCAAACAGGATATACAATTACAGAAGTGTGCACCCCCCCAATTTATGAAATTTGTGATTACATTTGTGGTACAATAACTGAAGACAGATGGGTAATGGTTACGGCAGTTTTTGAAAGATATACAACAATAGAAGAGTGTGATTTATTAAATCTTGGCGGTTTAGGGGATATAAGAGAGGTGACTTATCAATCTATTTTAAACGGGACTGCATATAATTTGATTATGCCACCTGAAACACATTCTGGTGACACAAAAGAAAATAAAGTTTATAGAATTGTTTTTGACCATAAATGGTTTGATGATACTTGGTATAGATTAGGAAGACTCAAATTATATATTAACGGTTACTTATTCACCATAATTGAAAACTTTGAAGAAATAATCCCAAGAGAATTAAATTGTGAAAAAGAAAAACAAATCGGTGTACCGTTTAATATTTCTTGGGGTGGAGGTAGTCAAGGATTACACGACAATTTAATATTTGATTCTTGTCAACAATGGTCTTGGTCTGTTGGTAATATTGGCACAAATTTAATTTATACAAATTGTAGCGGGAGTATAATAACATTATCAGGTTTGACAGGACAATCAAATACAATTACTGTAGAATATGGTTCAATACCTTACTTTACATCGGCATCAACTGCTAGTACTTTAACCTTTATTGGTGATTATATACCTTTGAGTGGTCCTTACATACAAGACCCTGAATTATTTCCAGATGAAATTTTATCAGCAACTTCTTTAAATTCTTTATCGACAAATATTTTAGTTGAACAAAATTTTGGAGGTTCATTTATGGGTGGTATATCACAGTTTAGAATGTATACTGAACCTTTTGCAAGTCCTCAAGTACAACACAATTTTAGAATTTTAAAAGATAAATTTGATTTGTTTGATTATTGGTGTCCTGATTGTTTGACTCCTGCACCAACTCCAACACCTACTCCTACTCCAACACCTACTCCTACTCCGACTCCAACTCCAACGCCTACTCCTACTCCGACGCCCGCAAATATACTTGCAGTGGCAATACCGTGTTTAGGCGAATCTGAAGCGGAAGTTATTTCAATACCTCCACAATATCAAAATCTTGACAACTACTATGTTGTTGGTGGAACAAATGGTCAATGTTATATTATTACAGGTCCAACTGCAGGACCTCAAACCGTGACATGGAACGGTCAAGTTTATGGTCAAAACGGAGATTGCTCGTTATGTCCTCCTGCTCCGACACCAATACCTTGTTTAACAACACACCCGTACTTATCTTCATATTTAAGTTTTTCTACCAATCAATACGGTAATTTTTCAAATAATTATTCGTTGGCTTGTAGTTCGTTGTTGTGTTTATCTGCCGGAACATGTAATACCAATGGAGCAATTAATCCTATGCACATTGATACTCCACAAATTCAAGTTGGTACGGTGTTCTATAGTGGACCTACGACATGTAATTACTATGGTATGACAGGATTTTATATCGCACAAAACGGAGCAAACTACGTATTAATAAGTATTTCGAATGGAATCGTTACTCAAGTATTAAATAATTGTTCATAAACCACATAAGAAGAAAAAATGGAATTTTTTATAAATCAAAACTCTACATTACCAATTTTAAAAATGGAACCAGTCGTGGACGGTAGAAGTGACTCTTATAAAAATATTATAGAAATTTTAGATAATGCAATTATTCGTTTTTCAATGAAAGACGAAAAGAATGGAATACAAAAAATATTTATGAACCAAGCTTATATTGTCGAGAAATTAAAAAATAACCCCGATAGTCCAACTGAATATTATTTATACTACAAATGGACTGCGAATGATACAAAAATAAAAGGTAGGTTTATAGGTGAATTTTCCATAGTTTTACAAAATGGAGAATTGATTTCACCAATTAGAGAAAATCTTTATATAAACATCGTTTGACATTAAGACGATACATTTTTATATTTATTAAAAAAGGGAAACCACAACATAGTTTGTGAGAATAATAACCCAAAATTAATAATATAAAATATGGTTCCACAAGAAGAAATTGAACGCTTTTTATTAGGCGAAGACGACGAAAAATATATCGTATCACTCGAATACGATTACAAAACATCTAAAATTTATAAAGTAATCCAAGACCCTGTTAAGGGTAAATTATTACGCCCCGACACATTTATTCCATTTGCTTGGGTTGGCGACTTGAAAGGTAAAAACTTTTACAAGAACGACAAACACGCACAAAAACGTGCGATGAGTGAAAATGGTATTATCATAGAAAAACTTGATACTCACGATGATGAACGTTTAGAGAACGGATTGAGGTATTTGGTTAAAACAACAAAATCATACTCCAATCTTGTAAACTTCTTTAAGGGTGGAGGATTAGACCCATGGGGTAGAGACAACACAGACTCAATTCAAATATTATCGCCCGTAGAACAATACTTACTTCAAAAAAGTAAAAGACTTTTCAAAGGTTTTGACGAATACGATGAAATTCACAGGTTTGTATTCGATATTGAGACCACAGGTCTTGACCCCAAAACAAGTAAGATATT